TTGACCTTCATACTTCAAGTAAGCATACTCATTCTCCTTGACTGTTTCCCTATCTTTTTCCATGCTTCAACACCTCTCCGATTAATTCTCCTTGTTTCATGAAGTTGTGAACGAATAGAGTACAATTCGTTCTGGACAACTTCTTTAGGATATTCAACTTCGTAATCTCTCCATTATGATGTGCCAGAAAGACGCATTTGGTCACGCTTTCTGGAAACTCGAAATCCTGATATGTTCCCTGTTTATATGTCATATTCTCTGGAAATCCTCCATGTTCGCTGACATACTCGTTGGTTGCCTGAACCCACTTATCGCACCACTCGATTGCGATTGCCTGTTTGATATTGAACTGCTGAATGGCCATCAATGAAAGACGACCATCACCGGCCCCAATGTCTAATAAGACATCATCTTCATTGAGTTCCAGAAACTTGATTGCTCGTTCAAGATATTCGGTCTTGTTCGGATAGCAATATAACGCCCATTTCATGTCTGCGTCATACTTCTGGACTTGTTCGTTGTACCATGTCATTTCCTTACGACGTTCCTCCCTGCTGAGTTCGTAATGCTCTGCCTCTCCACGTTGAAGCCATGCCAGAGAATTGTTCCTCAACGCTTCTATGTCAATCAATGCAATCACAACGCCAGTATGTCATCGATGGACATCTGTTCCTTTTCCTCTTTTGTCGCTTCTTTCTTGTCCTCTTTCTTATCGGTCAGACCGTGATCTTTCATCACCTGTTCCCTGACCTCTTGAACCTTGATTAGACGCTTCTTTTCATAGTCCCTGAGTGCTGCCTCGATGAAACTTTCAGGTGCGCCATGATGTATTCCTACATGACTCGGTTTCCTCATGGCCTCTACGTTTGGTTTATGAACCAAGTCCCAGGTTTTCATCTCCGCGTCTATCAGCTTCTCGATATCGGCATTCTGTTGATTGTGATCCTCGTCATGACCTTCAGCTCCAAGATGTAACAGATACTTCGTGAACTGGTCGATGAACTCTGTATCTCCTGGCCCCCAATACGTCAATGTCGCATGGGTTGTCACACCGTTATCCCGCTGGAACTCTGCCTTGATGGTTTCGTCATCGGACTTCCAGATTGCATTGAACTGACTGCCTACCCACTTCAGACCGTAGGTTTTCATCAGACCTTTAATCTGAACCTTGTTGTCCGAATATATTATGCCCTTCATCTCGAATACACGCTTCACTCTGACTCCCCCAAGTCGCTGATGATATCGACTATCCTGCCGATTAGTTCATGTCCTCCACCAGCTTTCTTTCCGCTGTTCCATTCATCACAGACCTCTGGGTTCTTTCTCATGTTCCGTTTGATGAACTTGTCAAAGGCTTCCTCGACCTCTGGCTTCATCACGAAACACAATGCGTCGTGAATGATTATCATGTCTGTCTTACTCATTGAGAATTCCTCTGTCTCTGGCCTCTTTGACCAATTCTTTGTACGTCTCGTGGTACTGTTCCAACCATGTCTGGTTGTCCATTCTCACCATGTAATCAAGTTCAGAATCTATTGCGTCCTGTACATGGTCTGTTCTCGGTCTTGGCAAATTGATTACATAGGACATTTCGTAATAGAGCCTGAAGTTGCCTACATTCCGTTCCAGCATCCTTATACAGTTCAGAATGTGTTTATTGTCCATATCTGGAATGGACAGAATCGTGCCATCACGAGTTCTCCAATGGTTGAGCAAATATCCTTTGCCACCACACCTCTGACATACCTCATAGTCAGTTACGCCTTTCTCACAAATTGGACATTTCACTACCATTGTCATCTCTCCTTCTTATTGCCGTCAACCAGTTGTGCATATAATCATCTGGTAACTGGCAACATCCAAATCTTTTCTTTCTCACTATCTCACCCTTCTCACGGTGAATACATCACCTATCTCGTTCCTTGATTTCTCGTTGAGAAGCTTTCTCACGATCGGCCTTATCTCCTCTCCTGTCAGCAATCTGACTTTGTCCTTGAGCTTTCCCTCTTTCCAGATGTAATACTCACCGTTAATCATCAGAGAGTACAGTTTCATGGTATCCGACTCCATAGCAGTAACATCTGCTTTCAGCGTTCTTGTGTTGATATGGCAACTTGCATATCGGACAGATACACCACATGGTATCATGGACATGAGGCCCGAGCATCAATGGAATTCCGAGCCTCGTTCTGACGAACTGGACTAGTGCGATTGCATCCAGCATGAAGTTCTGTATCCTGAACTTCTCTGCCAGATATGTCGGGACTGTTCCTTCGGAGAAGTAATAGGCCCCGTGACCTTCCCATGCCAGAAATAGTGAGCCGACCTGACATCCTATCGTTCTGGCATCCTCTGGGTCATCAACCAGACCATGAACGAGCAGATACCTCGTTTCTGTTCCTGGCTGATATAATGTCACCTTGCAGTCGATCACGCCTTCACTTCCACTGGAAGCTCATCTCCACCTGCCAGTATATCGAGTCCCTTCGATGTGATGACGAGAACCGGAAATTCCGTGTCCTCTGCGTAGGCAATGTAGTTCTCCTCGATGAGCCAGTCAATCAATGTCAGGACTTCTTTCATGTTGTGACTCTTGGCCACACCATAATGACTCAACTTCGATACGTTGATCGTCAGCACCTTCTTGGATACTGACCCGGTCAATACTCTTGCTATTGTCGTCCTTCCATAGTTCCCACCCATATCGAACACGCACTTCAGGATTGCCAGAGCAAGACTATCACATTCCTTGTCTGGAATTCCCTGTATTGCCATGACCTCAGTGAATGAGAGTGTCAAGTTCTCACCGCTTTCCGTTTTGCAGAACACTTCAATCTCTGCGTCTATGACATTCCTCGCTATCGATACTTCGGCCCCACCATCTATGTAACAGATGGGTCGTACACCTGCCGAAAGATTATGAACGATGACTGCACCATCGGGCCTCGCCGTTATCAATACCTTGCCCTCGAATTCCTTTGTCACAGCCTCGTTGACATACTTTCCATTCGCCTGTCCGACCACGATAATGGTCGACAATCCTTCTTTGGTTTCATTCATGCTTTCACTTCCTCGAATACTATGTCAAGAGTCTTTTGTTTCTCCGCTTCCGACTCTTTTCTCTTGACCTTGATGTGATCCCACTGCTGTTTGAACATCCACCGCTGAATTCTCTCCAACATTTGTTGTTCCATTATTCCAAGTTCTATTTCCTCGATGTCAATCATCTTTGCCTGTTCTGGCATATATTTTCTGAACAAATACATATAAATCTGATACCAATGATGGTCGAGTGGGCCGACTAGTGATTGAGTGGATAGATACCCCATCACTTCCCACCCAGTTGCCATCTTATTTTTGATAGTCTGGACTTCTGCCAGTCGATATAATGTCGCCTCATCCTTTATCTTGTCTGGGATTGGCCACATAGGATGCTGGATGATGGGTGCTGAAAAGACGTAGGTCATGTGGTCTATGAACTCATCCTTCTCCGACTTCATGACTTTATCCTCTCGAACAATCCTCATGATGATCGCTTGTTGAATAGATTACATTGCCACACTCTGGACACTTCAAACTGGCTTCCTCAAGTTGAGTAACCCTTCTCTCTAACTTCTGGATGTAGATGTCCATCTGACCCATGCCTTCGTTTAACTTTCTGATTTCGTCTTTCTGGTCTTTCATTATCTTGACTGCTGTCTCAACGACCATCTCGCCATCGACTATTGACTCTGGATAATCCTTCTCGATGTGTCCTGCCAGCAATTTAATCTGACCTTCAAGGTCGTTGATTTGAACAGCCTGTTTGCCTATATAAGCGACCGCTTCATCTTTCGTCATCTCACGACTTTCTCCCTGTTCCATGTTCTCACCTCAATACTCTGATGGCAAGAGAATGACCTTGTACGTTCCGTCATCGATGTAATACAACTTCATCTCTGCCAGTGGAAAGTCTGTAAACTGGTATTCCTTCCTGACCAGAACCGGGCGGTCTGAATCGCTCTGCATTGTCAGTACCGCTGTCTGCTTTTCCAAATCGACCTTTAGTATCCAGAGCTGGAACTTCTGACTCGCTATTCTCGGGTCTGTCTGATACGAGATTATATCGACCAGAAGCCAGTTGCATTGGCTCTTCAGTTGTAGATACTGGACACCATCGGTACAGACAATCGGACTGAACGGTAGAACCCTGTAATACTGTTCCGTTCCTATGAAGCCACCAAGTTCGCTTTCCAGTTCACGCACTTCTTGCTCTGTCAATGTCATTCATTCACCTCCATCACATTCACATAAATCCCAGGTGCTAAACTCATCATATGGTTCTGGATAGCATCTGGTGTTATGCCTCCGAACTGAAAGTTCAGAGTATCTGTAACTTCCATTGTGAATCGTCTTGTTCTCATGCTCTCACCTTATGATTAGGAGAGTGCGGTTGGTATTGAAACCAACAAGAGTGATTTACGCCATGTCGAACATGGACGATCGTTTTTCTGTCCATATCCAGTCTGACCAGATTTACTCTATTTATCGCACTCATTAAGACATTAAATAAATAATGGAGCGTGGGTTCGAGAACAACGCCAAGTGAAGTTCTCGGGTTGGAGAGAGATAATCCCACGCTCCGAAGGATTGACCGAAGTCAATCCCAGTGGGGAAGAGTTCATCCTGAGTTTCCTGTCATTTCCTTCATCGTCGCCTCTATCAACTTGATGTCGCACTTCAGATTGTCCAGTAGGGCAATGTTCATAGCGTCCCATGCCCTGTCAATCGAATACTGATTGCCGAACATCTTTCTTTCCGCTATCCGCTTGTACACATGAACGCAGACACGGATGATGTGCTGTTCCTGAAGTCCCTCAAGTTGTAAGTCCTTGACCAGTCCGTTGAACAGGTAATATGATTTCCAACGCCTTGCTTTGTTTGTAACTACTGGTCTATGTGGTTCCATGATTACACCTTAATGGCGTATGACCTGCAAATCTTTTTCCCATTCTGTGTGTCGAACTCTGGTTCTTCATCCAGAGTGCATTGGTTCATGTGATTGTGTTCACATGACCTCTTTTTGAGAGGACAGGTTCTTTCGCTCACTTCAAGACCCCGGCCCTTACCAGTATCGCTTCAATCTTGTGCCATGCCCACTGATAACCGCAATCTGGACAGACAGTGTATAGCCAGTATTTTACACCGACCTTGTCTGCCAGACCGCCGTCATGTATGTATCCAACGAAGTCAGTATCACGGCCTAACTCGAATGAATGACTGCAAGTGCAATCGAAGTCGTGACCGCTTAAACGGTCAATCATGTCTCCGAGTTCTCCACCGAGATCTGATGTCAGTATCTCATCGTCTGTCATACCATCTCACCCTACATCGTTCTAACCGCCGATTGATTTCATCAAGTTCGGCGTTGATCCGTTCTAATTCCTCGCTCACTTAATCACCTGAATTCGTCTAACTCATCTACGTTGACCCTGACTCCAAGATGTCTATCGTCATAGAAGTCTTTCAAATAGTCTGCCTGACCTGAAATCCATGCAATCGCACAATCCTCACATTGCGTTGCCAGATGTTCTGTTTCTCTATCCTTTCCGTTCCATTGATTGCCAACAGTATTGTGATCTTCACAGAATGCCTTTCCGCACTCTGAACATACATTCGTCTTGTCATGGGTAATCTCAACTGGCTTTCTACACACTGAACACTTATTTTCCATGATGACTACCTCCTCTGGACTTGTCCCTAACGAAATGGAACTTCACTTCGACTGGTCTTTCATAACCGCCGATGTCAATCTTAACCTTTTCTCCCGATGTCAATGTAGCCTCGACAGTCTCTCTTGGCACTCTAATCGTTCTCGTTGCTGTAAGGGTTGCACTTCCACCTTGAGATATTTTCCTGACGATTGTCCTGTTCATCTTGACATCCATTTCCAGTTTCAAGTTCTCCATCCCCTGCACCCCTCATTGTGATATCCAGTCATTGACCGCTTTCATACTGACAAAGATATGATTGTCCCGGCCCTCCTCGTCACATTCCTCATAGTGCCTCTGTTCGTCTTTCCAGAGATATTCCAACACCTTATGAAGATGTTCTCTCGTTTCCTTGCTCATCGACTCGATCTCCACCAAGTCATAGTATCTGATTAGACACCTTACGAAGTGAAGTGCTATCTCTTTCTGGTCGTCCAGAGCGAAATACTTTTGGATGTTATCCCTCAATGTGTCATCGAACACCTCACTTGAACAACATGAACATCTCATGTGCCTCAATCCAGATAGTCCAGAGGCATCGTCATAGATGTTGATTATGTCAATGTTGACATGGTCGCCCTCGAACTGCTTGTTGATCTGCCTCTTGGCATCATCTATCATCTGTTTCTTGACTTCATCCATGAACTCTCAACTCCAAGACTCTTGATACTTTCTCCATGCTGAGTGCCTCTGGACTTGCCATGAAGCACTCTGTAATCCTGTCAACGATGATGATATCCACGCCAGGTTTTGGCCTGAACATCCTTTCGCAAGTTGAACATAACTTGATTTCTATCAACAGCAACACGCCCCGTATGGCTGACCGCACATCCGACAGACTTTCCCTTCCTTCCGTTGTTTTTGTAGATGTCCAAGATGTTTCTGCCAGCAAGTCTCACAGTTGATACCTGCGAACAGAGGATACCCGGCTGGCTCACCCTCAAAGTCCTGATTGCACGTTGAACATCGATAGTGTCCATCATAGGCGACCATGCTCATCAGGTCGAACACTTCGAGCAAGTCCATGCTTTTCTCCTCGTCTCTGAGTCTGAAAGCATGAGTTCCACCGTGAGTCCACATCGAATCGAATGAACCGTCTGGTTTGATCCAAATGACATTCCTATTCAGGATATATGCTGTTACCCGACCCTTGAACACGTAATTCCCATTCTTTAGATGTTGGTCGACACCGATTAGGACAACGTCCTCCGGCTTTCCTTCATCCCCACATCGATTGCAGATTAACTCTCCGTTATCTGAACGAATGTATGGCGTGTTGTAGGCTGCACTCTTTCCACAAATCGTACAAGTCCCAACGACCCAACACTCTGCTCCTTTTCCCCAATGACTTGAATATCTGCTCGATGTCCCACAATGAGAGCATGACTTTTTTGTATGGACATACTTCTCGCCCAGAAATGTGCCGATTGACTCGAACACTTCAAACTCTCTATCCCGCTGGCATACAGGACAATCCATCGTTTCAGTTCCAATCTTTTGTTCATTCATCCAATTCACCTTTCTCCAATGACTTCTTGACGATCTCGCGCTGAACAGCATCTCCTCCTGTCAGCACTATCGTCCCACCCTCTTTTCTCCTGATTAATTCGTCTGGTAATAATCCTGTTCCTTGACGTTTCTTATTTTTTGGTTTCTTTCTCTGACGACCTTTACAATGCAACGCCTGATGACGCTTCATCTTGCCAGGTTTGATACCACTCTGACCGCACTTGTCACAGGTCGCCATTATCTCCCTCTGCGTCTATTGACAACTTCCCGGTCATATACTGGACACAGTTCACAAACAAGATGTTTGCATTTCTTTTTTGTCAGACTGCAATTAGTTCCAACTTTGTAGTTGGCCATCAGATGAACCCCAAGTCTCTCAATGGATTTAACCATCCACACCCGCACTTCTCCGCGTCGGGTTCGAGGATTTTGCCACATCCACCACAGACTATGACTCCATCCTCTACGGCCTGTTGCATGAGATGTTCAATCTCTGTTGACATTGATGACCTCCTGATACTTGTCGTTTTTCATCCATCCTGAACCGTTGCATTGGACACAGGTTGCCTCTCCTTCTCCGACACCGTAATCAACGAGTCCTCTGCCATCGCACTCGATACATTCGATTTCCTCTGCCAAATACTCTCCGACCTCACCATCATCGGACACCGCTTCGAGAGTCTTGAAATCTCCGTGTTTCTCACAGAAATATTCCTGTTTTCCATTCAATGTGATGAAATATCTCGGTGGGAATAGGCATTTTCTACATCCGTTATAGCATTGTCTGATTTCGAGCATCCGACTTTTCATCATGCAGACTTGTTCTGGACTGTCCTTTTCCATCATCCACTCGTGAACTTTGATTGCCTTGTCCTGAAGTTCCTGTTCTGGCAGATGTTCCTCTCGTTCCTGAACATCGTAACTGTATATCTTCGAGTTGCAGTCCCTAATCGGACAAGTCTGCGAATTCACGAATTTCATAACCGCTGTCTTGTCATTGTAATCCAAGTCTGCTGGCGACAGATAGGATAGATGTCCATTATAACACAACACCTCTATTTCCATTTTCTCATGTCCTGACATTTACTTCACCTTCACGACTTTCCCATCCTTGACCTCGATGGTTGCATACCACCTATGCGGTTCTGGATAGTGCGGGCCTTCAGCACAATGCTTTCCGTCTTTCACATCTGAACCGAATGGCCCAGGTTGATATGCCCTGACATTGTCACCGCTCTCTACTGCCTGTTTGAGTTCCTTCTTGGTTCTGAAGTTTGGATTTACATAGACCATCTATTCACCGCCTTCTGACGAGATACTGGATGTTGCGTTCTCGTTGGTTTCCATTCCCTGACCGTGATCTCGGGCTTTCTGCTCACTTCATCGAGAACGATTCTGTCCTCTGCCTCAACGCAGACCGGGAGATGACAGTTCTGGCAATCCCCGATACATCTGACATCGACCATCAAATCACATCCTTGAGCGAGTATATTCTCCGTGTTCCGTTCACGACCACAATCACCTGATGAAATTCTATCGTAACTTGGTCTGGTTCTCCCATGTCCGTATTCCACCATATCGAAGTCACGGTATCACCAACCTGAACCGGGACAAGTCCATCAGTTCCTTTGATGGCGGTTTCTCCGTTCCGATATCCTTTGTCTCGATGACCAGAATACATCTGCGTCCCTGATTGAAACCCTTTCTGACAGTTAGTGGCCTTCCTGTTATTCCTCTCGTCCTGACTATACGATATATCAGATGTTCGTGTTGGGTATTCTGGATTGTCATCCCTGTTCGGACATGGTCTATTGACAAATCATTCGGTCTGATTATATGCCAGTCTCCCTGTCTCAATCCGTTGAGTCTGTATTTTTTCTTGCGCTGACTCCATGCATTCTTTGTTAACCCACCCCTTTCCTTCTCGAAAAGAGTTTGCGTGTCTTTCACCATGTTCATATCCTCCTGATTAGTGTCGATCCGCTTATGAGTTGTTCACCTTTCTATCTCCCTCATCGAGAGTCATTCGCTCGTGTGGATTTCTGACCTGTCTGTATTCTCCAAGTCTTTTATCCCTGAACCATTGCACACCGTCTATCTCGTATATCGGTAGTTGTCTTGCTTCCATATTATCCCTCACTGAGATTATTGGACTTTAACCAATCAATCCCCATAAAGATAGATACCATGACAGATACGAGAAGCGGAAAAATCAGAAGGTCATTCTGATACAGATGATATGTTTCAATCCTCTGACCGCTTAATCCCTCCATCATGGTATCTGGGTTGGGATGTATGTCTATACTTAAAAAAGTTCCAAGTATTTAACATTGAATTGATACGACTATTGCCGAATTGTATATCGTCATTTTGTGTCCAGACTCGACAATCAGTAAATTGAATAATCTGAATACATCGACACTTGTCGTAGTTTTCCCATGATTTAGGATACCATCTGTGGGTTTTTGACTCTATCCATATCTCCTATTGGTCAATAGTGCTCCACATTTTGAACAGAATACTGACTTACTCTTTGTCAGGTTATTCTCATGTCCACACCGATTACAGTCGGACAAGATCGTTGACGTTACCTTGCCGAAGTTTATTGACTTCCTGAAAGAGTTATCCTCTTTTCTGGCCATTCTCTCTCTTGTCCCAATTATCACACTTATTTCCATTTCCTCCTGAAGTCGCGCTGAATCCCGTCCCATGTAATAATACCCTCCTAATCTATTTGTATCTCTCGTCATCGATTTAAATGTCAGATAGATAAGATTATATAATTCTCCATCAATATATTTAGTCATACATCCATCCATCCATTAATATTTTTAATCATAGATTTTAATCAATAGGTAAAAAAAATAAAGAGAGAAAAATCAAAACTACTTCGTCTTGACTTTTCTTATTTCCAGTATTCCTTGGTCGATTGCAGAGGCGAGATTGTCAAGTCGATTTTTTACCTCAACGTTATTGTCTCCTTGATACCTTACCATATTCTTAAGGTTGTTCCATTTCTGCATTTCTTCTTTCTTACTGGTATCATATCTCCCCCCCTTCCATCGTCCAGCGTTCGAGTTTTCGGATGGAAGGTTTAGAGATAAGATATTATCTATATCATCCATTTTTTTACCTCCTGATTTTTTTGTCAGAGATATTTTTTATCTCCACCAGTAAGAAAGGCATATAAGTATTTAAATCTTTTCTATATATAATATATATCCCTATATAGGTCTATATAGAATATATATTTATTATTATGGCCTTAATATATATTTGATCTTTTATATATATGATTTTAAACGAATAGATTTATAAAATTCCGAATATAAAAATCCATATAAACGAATACATCTACAATTTTTGGTCAATGTATCCTTCCATAATCAACTTTAAATACTTGACATTCCATAATGTACCTCAAGGTGATGTGATGAAGATAGCCGATATCGACGTTGATGATGAGGTACTGGCTGAATACATTGAGAAGGTCAGGCACATGATCGAGAAAGGTAAGGAGATGCCTATCGGTGTGTCTTTGGGTTACATGGATTCTGAACGAGAGGAGCTTCACGACAAGATACTGGACGTTCACAATCAATCGAGAGGCAGTGCTTTCGACATTGCACTCAGGGAACACGTTGAGGACATCGGCAGTAAGGAAGGATGGTTCATGACATGGGGGATTGCTGATGCCGAGTAGATACGCCCATTCGATCAAGAACCCTCATATTCTACACTGGACAACAACCTATGGGGGAAGTGAACCAAGAGAACCTGTCTATATATGCATTGGTTCAAGTTCAACTACACCAGAGAAAATCGCTAAACGAATAGAGGATGTGACCTGTAAGAACTGTATCAGATTACTGAAAAAGGAAGGTGCGTTATAATGGTGAAACACAAGAGGATTATAGCTGGCGGGACAAGTCTTTATGCTTGTGATACCGAAGCTGAAGTCGTTGAGGATGACTTGACCGACAACTGGGAAGAAGTCACTTGCGAGGATTGTCTTGACTTATCGCCAGAGGAATAGTGAGGTGTTCCTATGGATAAGAACAAGGTTCAATGTGCTGGAATTAAAGATGACACAGGAGAACGGTGCAGACTTCGTACTGATGACTCCTCTGGATACTGTCACAAACATCGAGAGCAGTTGAACAGGGAGACTGAATATGCTCTTATGAAGTGCAAGGACTGTCCAATCAACACTTGCGCCTATGCCGAAAAAGCACCAGGTGGACTCTGTTTCTTTGAACTTGCGGATCAGGTCAAGGACTTCGACGAGCAATGGAAGGTCTATCAAGCAATGAAAGACCAGTTACGCTTCAATAGATTACTTCTCAACAGGATGGAACGTGAACTGTCCAGACGAGATTTCTCAACTATTGGAACGAAGGGAGATACCCTCAACACCCTGATGAAAAACTACCAGGCCATTACTGCCATCAATGGTGGCCAGATGGTAGCTTTCGGAAGGTTCATGGGTTGGGCCTCTGAAAAGTCTCATGACAGAGAGGTTGAGGACAGAAGGAAAACGCTCGACAAGATATTCGCCAGAGAGAAGGAAAAGGACAAAGAAGATGAGAAACTCAAGGCCGAACTCGAAAAGAAAGAGAAAGAACTAGTGAAGGTGTGACATGGGAGATAAGGAAGTCTTTCAGGACATGGCCGACAAGTGTTCCACTGGTGAGCCGTTCATCGTTGAGGAACTGAAGCCAGAGGATTTGTACAACTTCACTCTTGCCTCATGTATCTATGGTGGATATACTGGCAGGAGACGTATCAAACTCAGACCATATCAAATTCGACCAGCATGGAGAGTTGTAGAATCAGTCGTGAACAGGCTCGGGCTTGAGATAGTGGTCATGTTGTCAAGACAGTCTGGAAAGACCACTGGACTTCCTGGTGCTGGACTTCATTTCATTTCATCCCTTCCGACAATATACAAGCCGATGAAGGACGGCTTTCAGGCAGGCATATTCGGCCCCAAACACTCTCAAGCCATCCACGCCTTCAATATGTACAAGTTCTTCCATGACACTCATTTCATGCACGACCATCTCGGTATCAAGACCATAAAGAACAATTCCGAAGAACTATGGCTGTCAAATGGCACACGTATATATTGTGAAACAGCGTCCATCAATGCCATGATAGAACGATTGACATTGGATCTCGCTTATTGTGAAGAAGCGCAGAACATCACAGACACCAGACTTCTCAATTCCATCTATCCGATGTGCGCCGCAACAAACGGAACTCGTATCCTTACTGGAAATCCAACACCTGAACGACTCGGTCACTTCTACAACATCTCAAGTCGTGCTGGCCCGAATATCTATGTAAGCAATTGGCGAGATGTCGTTAGAGAGGCAACGGACAAGTACGCAAAAGATTATGAAATCTATGTCACGAAAGAAATGAACAAGCATGGGCGAGAGTCCGACTACTTCAAAACTCAGTACGAGCTCGAATGGGTGTCAGTATCGTCCAACTTCTGCACCATTGAGGAACTAGTTGAACTTCAGAATGGCAACCTGATACTTCAGAATGATGAGCCAGTAGTCGTTGGGATTGACCCAGCCAGAGTAAATGATTCAACAGTGATGACAATAATGAGCATGATCGGAAAGCCTCACATCAACCTCTGGGCAGAATGGAGAGGTGACGATTACAAGACTCAAGCAACAGACATCGAAAGTATTTTAAAGGGCTTTCCCAATATCTTTGTTGTCAACATAGACACTTTACACGGCGAAGGAATAAGTGATTTCCTACCTGAACACATCCCTGTCGCACGAGTGCCGATGGAAAAGAACATCCAGTCATTCATGTGGCAGGAATTGAGAAAGGCCATCGTCAACCAGTCTTTCACCTATCCAGCTGTGGACAGGGTTGAACGCTATCGCTTCGAGGATCAGATGACCTCGTTGACGGCCAAATGGGTTGGAAATCTATTTAAAGTCGCAGCCCCAAACCAACGAAACAAGCATGACGACTATGGTGACTCACTCGCCCTGACATGGTTTGCCCTCTGTACGAGGCCACAAGACTCTCTGGAACCGGGAGAACTGAAACCTATCGTTCCAAGAAAAATCAATCGGCCTCGAACAACAAAACCGAAGGGCTTTACCCGGCCTAAAGGGAGATGAACAGATGCCAAGTATAATTGACAAGATACGAAGTCTCGGAAAACAGGAAGCTCATTACGAACTTGAGCCACGCGGTGGCAAGGTGAAAGCAAAGACTGAGACTTCACCGACTTCTAAACTCGATACTGATCGTGTCGATCCAATCTTTCTGGAAAATATGTTTTATGACGAGCCTATCCTCGGTGGAGGAATTATAGGATGGCAGATGTTGATAGAGGACGCTGGATACAAAGTCTATGCAGACAAGGAGAAAACCCAGGCCCTCATCGATGAGTTGTTCATGGACACGACATTGTACGAGGAGTCCGTTGAGAAATTTCCACTTCATACTTGTATATTCGGTAACTGGTGGCTTGAACATATCTTTGGAAAGAAAAAGCACATCACTGATTTTCTAACCGTTGACGCAAAGATTATGAACGGATTTCTCAAGAAATATCCTGGCTCCGATGTTGTGGTTGTGAATAGACTCGGCAGACCAAAGGCATACGAACTTGAAACGAGAGGCGGTCAGAAGGCTCAATACATTCCAGACTTGGAGATGTCTTGGCGACCATGGGTTCAGGTGACTCACACTCAGCTCGGGCTTGGAATGGTCGAACAGGCTTACAGGGACTCGACCCTGAAAGAGAACTTGGAACAGGCCAGAGTACAGACAGCATACGATATGGCATGGAAAAAGCCGATCGTCAACTATGGAACTGTTCTCAATCCAGCAACAGCCCAACTCGAATCAAAAGCAATCCGACTTGCACAAGACCTCGCTGATCCAGACATGGACTTCGTTGTAGTCCCTGCCTCTGAAATGAATGTCCAATGGCCACCAATGATAGAGATTAAAGACACAATCATTAATCAATTAATCTATACTACAAAGCTTCAGGCCGCAGTCCTTCAAACGCCAGTAGCCCTTCTCCTTCAATCAGGTGACGGAGAGAACAGAGCGACTCTTGAGTATCTCTTGGACTGGTTCGAAATCAAGTTCAGAGCGTTCCAGCGCAAGATGAAAATCGAGAAAATCGTCAAGAACGTGATCAACTGGAATGAGAGCAGAGACAACAAATCGGCAGAGATAGATTGGAAAGGACTCAAGGTCACATATGGTAAACTCTCGGAGAAGGCCGCAAAGGAATTTGTCATGCGGATAAGACGGCTTGGACAGGTCGATGGATTGATAAATCCTACTGACCCTGAAATTCAAAAACTCGTGGACGAGGCGTTGAACATCGTTCGTTCATCTCCACCACCTACGAGACTTCCAAAAGTACCCGAACAGGAGGATGAATAGATGCCCTGGTCAAATTTGACAGAAGTGCCTGATAGCATAAAGAAGCACAGAGGAATTCCTCTGACACTCGCCCAAGCGAACAGGTGGGCCGAGATCCGTGACGCTATAAAGAGAGAGAAGCGCAAGGTCAGATCTCCTGAAGCCGTAGCCTGGTCTATCTGGAACAGAGAACACAAAGTGAAGGATAATGCATGGGTGAAGGTGAAGTCTGTCGATGAGAAATACATTTCAAACTACGTCGGCAACACTTCACTTGTAGAACAGGGCAGACATCCGTATTTTGAGGCTCATGAAGTCTTTGAGGAGATTAGAACGACAGTGAAAGTAGGACATGACCATGCGATTGAAGTTGATGACGAAGGCAACGGATGGACTTCAAAGGACTTGGGCCATAGGCACAAGATAGTCGAGTGGGAGATTCAAGAGACTGATGGACACACTCACGAATTCCGTAGGCCACTCAGAGGTGTTAAGATACCGCCTCAAGAACCACCTGTCGGAATTCCACCCCAACCTGGCCCACCGAAAGACTTCGAGATGTACAAATGCGAATGTCTTACCTGTGAATATATCATGGACTCTGATAAACACTGTGAGGAGATTAAATGCCCTGAATGTGGTGGAGATATGAGACGGCTTGATAGACCTGGCATTGGAAAGGAGAAGTCTGGCTCTGCCGTTCCTGGCCAGAGAAAAGACATGGAATACGATGAATTCGCTGTTGCCAGAGCCTTTGGACATCCAGCAGGTCAAATGCTCCAAGCCAGACGCATTATCTCACTCATTCCGAAGCACTCGAAGTTCGTTGAACCGTTCTGCGGTTCGGCAACGATATTCTTTTCCAAGAACCCAACCGATGGCCCCGAAATCCTGAACGACCTCAACCCAGAATACGTCAGGGCATTGAAATCTCTCAAAACGATCACCGATGCCGAAATCAGAACACTTGTCAAGAAGAACTGGACTGGCTCTGCCAAATACCACAAGAAAATCGTTAACATGACAGCACCATCGTCAAAGGTGGATTGGCTTCACTGGTTCTTGTACAAGACCACATTCTCATTCGGTTCGATGGGCAAGTCATTCGACAGCTCTGACGAAGGTCACACTTGCACTCTCAATCAGCCAAAGCGTTTTGAACGTATCCGTGATAGAATGAAGAACGCGGAGATAACCAGAGAGGACTTCAGGGACTCGATAGAAAGACATGATGGCCAAGACACGTTCTTTTACATCGACCCGCCCTATTACCAGTCTGGCGACAAGAGGGCTGCGTCATTCAAGATCGGACAGGTTGACCTCGATGAATTCATCGACATACTGTCGGATATCAAAGGCAAGTTCATCTGTTCCATAGGCGACGAGCCTGAATGGATCAAGAAAATGAAGTCTGCTGGATTCCATGTCCAGAAGGTAACTTCACCTCGTTCCATCCCATCACTCAAGAAAGGCGACAAAAAGACAACCGCTAACTGGCCACTCGTATCGAACTTCCCGATGAAACATGAAGGTGTCTATTCCATTGACGAATTTGAAATAGAGGAATACGATAACAACATCTACACGCCAGATACCCTGATTAACGAGATAAACAAATCGTTCACGTTCCCGGCCATAGTCCACGAAATGCCAGATGGTCTGCATTGCGTCATCAGAAAGAGAGGGGATGAAGTCACCATCCATGCGATAGACGGAGAGAACGAAGTAGATTGCTCTGTCAAGTTCCCAGTCTTGATAAAAGAACTGGCAGGAATAGAACATAACTTCACAATCGACGCTTTCATCACTGGTTGGGCGCAAGGATACCGCAAAGGAAAGTTCTATGGTGAGGAACCTGTCATCAAGTATCTTGGCCGAAAGATCAAGTCCAATGACACTGGAATGTATTCAACCGTGTTCGATTTGAGATGGATTGATGGTCAATGTGTCAAGGACAAACCTCTGCATGAGAGACTTCAGGCACTTGAGTACGTAGTTGGCATGACAGAACACATGAAATTGATCGAGATTACAGAGGCAAAGGACGAGAACGAGCTCATGGAGAGCGTTGAATTCCATGCCAGACTATCTGGTTCAACTGGAAGCCATATCCGTTCCTCAGCTGGTGATCACTCTCACAAAGGCGTTGTATTCAGACTCCATGAAGTCTGGGATACCAAATACATCAACGACCTTCCCGACTCTGCCTTCGCACTAGTCGAGTCTGGTGGAAAGAAGGACGAACAGGGCAAGACCGTTCCCCGAACTCTCCGACACCTTCCATACAAAGACGAGAGAGGCAACATCGACCTGCCTCACCTTCGCAATGCGATAGCCAGAGTCTCCCATGTCAAACTCAAGGATGGAAATCCAATTCCAAGAGAGCAGAGAGATCAGATAGTTGCCAATCTACGTTCAATCCTCGAAAGACAATCCGATAAAAAAAAACCTAAACAGGAGTCAGAGCATTCGTCATTGATCGATGTCTATTTCTCGATGGACAATGTCAAGAGATACGATGACAACCCATTCTCCGTTGAGATTTCTGGTGTCTTTTTTCACAGAGGCGAACACAAAGAAATGAACTACGATGACCCTGAACTAATGAAAATGAAGCTGAAGCCAAGAGTAGGCGAGTCTCTCGTTTATTTCAACTTCTATCACGACAAGACAGAATACCTGAAGGCTGGAATTCTATCTGACCTCTGGTGGGATGCCGATGTCACATGGATAGACCCAATCAACCACGATCACGGAAAGGGTGCGGTCATGTACAAAGCCATAATCACTCACCCTGTCGCTGTCAATGAAATATTAAATGAGAACATCAATAACATCTCTGCCGAACTGTTCAGGGAATTCGAAGTCCGTTCTGACGGAAAGAAATGGGCCTATGACATAGATGCCGTTGGCGGTGCATTGACGACTTCTCCTCAACTACCAGCAGCCGATATCCATGAACGGTGTTACACAGATCCAAAGACCAGAAAACGAGTCTGCAAGTAACTTAATCTATCGATAGGTAAAAATATAAATACTCGAACTTACATATCACCGTCACGGAATACAACCGTCAATTCGGAGGAATTCCTATGGAACAGAAAGACAAAATTGTTGTTGAGGAACTTGAGGAACAGACTGAGCCGAAGCAGGAGGCGAAGGCTGAACTCACGGTTCAGTCGTTTGAGCCTTCTGAAATCGGCGGGGTGTTCTTCACAGAGTCCGGTCTGACTGTTTTCCCGAAGGGCTACATGGAGAACTTCAAGATAGACGACCCGAAGGGAGGTCTGATCGGTAAGACGAGTACCTATGACTATTCAAAACTGGCGGGTGCTTTTGAACGTGTGGTTACTCTTGAGAAAGAGAACCATGACCTTAAAGACAAGGTCGCCGCTCTCGAATCCAAGTTAGCCGATGTGGAGAAGTCACAAGAGGAGAAGAAACCAGACGAGGAACCAGAGAAGCCTGACGAGGAGAAGAAGGACGAGGAGAAGGAGGAGGAGAAAAAAGACGAGAAGGACTCTGCCAAGGCCAAGTCCGTAGAGACTGAGGAAAAGTCCACCAAAGAGGAAGCTGAACACAGTGGGGTTGACGATGACATCAGGCGTGTCATGGTCGACATGAAAAAGTCTCGGGAGGCAGGGAAACTTTAACCGCCCTGACGGTTAAGGTAACGGAAACATTGAGGTGAAAAACATGAAAGAATATGATGAGTTCACGGACAGCACAGATGTTCTGGATAGCGGTATCAAGCCTCAGTTGGACAAGATCATCAACAAACTCGCCATGCCCAAGATGGTCTCGCTTCAACTGCTCGGTGAGAAAACCGTTCAGAAGGGACACGACAAGCTGACCTTGAGGCGCGAGGTCAACAGGATGGTGGCAGAGGACTTCGACGAGGGCAATGACGTTCCAGATATTTCTGTCTCACCCAGATGGGACAACTTCGATGTCACACCCACTTACTTCGGTGGTGGGGATGAGATCACAGGACAGGCAATCGATGACGCTGACTTTGACTTGATCAAAGAGCAACTCGAAGGCATTGCAGACGCAATGGCCATCAAGGCAGACGCAAGAGCCTGGAACGAAATTCTCAATGCGGCTCTTGTCGAGGACGAAGCGATCGCCGGTGGAGCAACCGAATTCGACTTGTCTCACGGAACAAACTCTGGTGGCCCAGACGAGGCTATTCTCGGTGTAGTCTCGATCACAACGACCAACCCAGTTACGTGGGACAATCTGGATTACCGTACTGGACACATAGTGTTCAGCGGTGATCCCGGTGCTTCGACCATTACATACGTCTGGTGCGACGAAAGACAATACGTTCTGGCAGTTGATGAGGGAGTAGTCTCGTACAACGACCTCGTTAACCTTCGGACAGCTGGGAGGAAGGAGTTCATCTCCTTCGATACTGTCGTCGTTGACGAGGAAACCGAGGGGATGCTCCTGAAGGATGACCGCTTCATCCACGCTTCGGCAATGGGTGATCAGCGGATCATGAACGGTCAGATTGGAAAGGCAGCCGGAATGGATGTCCTGACCACTGACACAACCTATGACAACGTCCCGATTGCACTTCTGAAAGGGCCCAAGTTCGGCACAATGGTTTACAAGAGGAAAATGAACACAAGAACCGACAAGCTCCAGAAGAGGCCAGACGATGTCTGGGTTCAGGCATGGGAGAAATCCTATCCCGCCGTCATCAGGCCCCGTTGGATGAGGATACTCATCAACGGACAGATAAACGCTTACACTGAGTAATCGGTGTAAGCCTTTTATCTTTATTGCCAGTCAAAGTGAATGAACCTGAAATCAGGGAGGTCATGTGATGAGCAAAAAGAAACCGAGCCATGTTGCCTATCAACACACATACATGGGTGTCGAGGCTCTTACCCGCCATGAGAAAAAGTCCAAACCGTTCATGCGGATCGAGAGAGGCACTCAGGCCACACCAACGAACAAGGCAGAGGCTCCGAAGGAAAAGAAAGAGGACAAGTCCAAGAAAGAGGACAAGTAGGCTTGGAAATGGGAAGGGCAGATGACTCTGTCCTTACGCCCTTCCCCCCAAAATCTTTCCATTAATAAGTAAGTATTGATACTTACTTACTTATTTTGGGAAAGAAAATATGAAAAAACGTATAAGGAGAATGAGAAAATGGTGGAATATCTGGACATCATCGTTGACAGGCTTGAGAAAATCGAGTTTGAGGGAGGCAGACTCAAGGTAGATGCCAATCTCGAAGTCAGTGACCTCGAAATAGGTGCGGTTGAAATCAAGGATCACAATTCAGATGACAGGGCATTCGTCGGAAACTTGGAGGAGGATGGTCAACTTGGTCTTGGCGCAATGATCATGTGTGCCGAACCATCTGCGCCAGATAGTAATCCAGCAAAGCCACTTCCATTTCTTGGTGAGGATCAGATATGTTATCCATACTATGCGCCATACGTTCCGAGAAGGGGTCTTGAGGTCGGAATAGGTGCTATGCACTCAGAATTCATTCACGGTATGCCAAACTTCGCACAGATTGACGATGGAAACTATGCCCAGATTGACAGCATACAGAATCACAAGTTCAGGAGAATTCAGGGCAGACTTGGACACGATGCTGAAGTTCCTGGTGCGACTCTGACTATAAGGTGGAAGGACATATACTTCTACAACGGAATGACACAGTACGTCAGAAAGACAAGAATAATCAAGCTGGACTTGTCCAATCAGGACATGATGATCGACATCCCAGCAATGGCCTCGTGGTGCGAGTTCATCATCACGAATAACACAGGAGGGATAATGACTTATTATCTCTTTCTTGAGGGGGTGAACTGATGCCAGACTATCCATCTAACTGGAACATTCACGAAGTGCCAACGTGCAAGAACTGTCAGGGTGAGATACCGCACAAGCATATAACAACTGGAAGCGGTGAGAACATCGTTCACTACTACCTGCCAGAAGCCTTCATTTCTGACGGGGTGGATGGCTGGCATGATTACGACTGCGGAGGTGAGTAGGATGGAAAGACAAGTTGGTGTCGGATTAGCTTTCGACAAGGTCATGGATGTCTTTGAGGAGGACATTGAGGCAAGTGCTTCTCTTGAGACTGAACTCACTCCTATCTCACACATCAAGAGGATTGTCGGCCTGATCACGCATGATATAGCAGAGGACAAGGGAGAACTCGAACTTCTGTTTTACAGGGATGAGAATGGAAGCGATCTTGTTGGGACACTTGCTGGATATCTCGATGTTGGACAGCATACCATCGATGTCATTCCATTCGCAGACTTCCTGAAAATCAAAATCACTAACACTGATACAGGAACGAAAACCGTAACCAGTGCGATAGCTGGACACTATGGGCCGTTCAAGGATTAGGTGATAAAATGCCGACAGAATTTCCACCGGGATGTAGGACAATAATCAATGAAGTCGTTGACTTTGATAAATGTCCTGTTGTTTTCTATGTGTCAAAGGAACGTGGAAATGATGATGATAATGATGGTTCACCATATAAACCATTCCAGACAATAGGAAAGGCGATTGCTGTTGGTAATGCTCTACCAGACCCATTACTATACCAGTTCGCTATAATCATTGATGGTGCTGATTACAGAAGCGAAGGGTCTATCGCTTTCAGCGAGGGGAGGTTCTCGATTACAGGAATTGGTGGACTTACTGGAACAAGATATACGTGGATACCAGAGATTACGGCGTTTGATGGTCACTTGTTTCTTGATAATGTTCAGACTGAGGACATATCTGGCCTTGGCACACTTCACATGGAGGAATGCGACTTTGGAGATAGTGACCTTTCTGGTTGTGGTTCTGCTGTGTTCATGAACTCAAGATGTGTTTACAGTGCTTCAAGACTTCCATCAAGTTGGGCGGGACTTCTATTCGATGACTCTGCTGGAAATCTATATATCAGAAACTTCGGAACGCCAGTCAAAAATGTCGTTATACAGAAATCTGGTAGCATAAACCTTCAGTCTGGTGAAACGTTCAAGATTAATGGCTCACCACACACCCATGAAGGAACTGAGATAAAGTCCACTGGTGAAACTGGTGCTGTCAAGTTCTTGAGAGAGGATGGAGATGGTTCTTGTTCATGGCAGAATGTCCCTGGTGGATATACTCTACCAGATGACATCGAAGATGGCGGTTCAGCAGAGATGAATGTTGATGGGTTGAGTGGAGAACTTGCAGACCCGCAAAAACAGAAAGTTCAGAACATTGGTGGAACTCAACTGTATTCTACAAGCACTAGTTGGGTAACTTTCTTCAGGTTCATATTCAGAGGAACAACAGAAATGGGAACGCCAACAAATATCAAACTGTTACTGGCTCGTGCTGGATTTGGTTCTACGACACTCAATGCAAGAATAGTCGATGCCGACAATGGAGATGCTGTTATCTGTTCTATAAGTAATGTTGATCCAGGTGCAGAACCAAACTTCTCGAAACAGGACATGGGTTCACTTTCCAACCTTCCAACCGCTGAACACATATTTGAGGTTCAGATACAGAAAGCAAGCGGTGGAGGAGGTAACGAGGTTCACTGTTGCGGGGGTGTTGTAGAATGGTAGGAACGCCAGTAGGTGCTGTGTTCTCTGGTGAGTACACAGGTGATGGAGAATCGAGCCAGAACATCGAATGTAACTTCTACCCAAAGAGAGTCAAGATATTCGATGAGGACGGCAACTATGCCGAACTTATCAATTCATCTGTTTTTGCATATAGAGAGGTCGAGGTGTCCGGCGTGTTCGTGATGAAACGCTATGAACTCGTTGACGCTATCGTGAGAACCGATACTGGCTTTACTGTCCAGAACACATATCTGAACACAAACGGCAAGTCATATTTCTGGGAGGTAACTCAATGAAGCTACACTGTCTGAATTGTCAAGTAAGATATACGGCGACAGGCTCAGAAACATCTTGTGACCAGTGCGGTTCGACTGACGTAGAGTTCGAGGAGTAGTCCATGACGGCAGTCGATGAACTAAAGGCCCAGAGAGAGAAGGCAGAGGAAAATCTCGTATTACAGTCAGAAGTTATGGAAAAGGTCGAACAAAGATACAATAAACTCAATGGAAACGGTAAGAAGGGGGTATTGGCACGAGTGTTGCAGAGGAACTCGTCAGGTTGAACACAGCAATGGAAGTCTGGAATGATAACAATAAACAGACCATGACCATGTGGAATACAACTCTCGATCTCTCCGAAAAGAGAGAAAAGAGATTGACGAAGTTAATCTGGGCATTGGTCGTTGCCAACATATTCCTGGCCACTGGTCAATTACTGAACTTCATTGGTATAGTATAATCAGGTGATGTGATGAAAGACAAAAGCGCAAAAGAGATAGTTGCAGACTATGAAAGGGAGAAAGAATGGGCTGAAAGCATGATAACGATCAGCGAATCCATGAGGGTTTGCCTGGTCTGTGGACAGCCTGTTGAGGAGAGTATTGAAGGCACGACAGCGAAGTATCGATGTCCAAACGGACATGAACTGTCGCTTCGTACAAATCACTCGAATAACTAACTTTATATAGTCTAACGACAATAAAAGGTGTGGTGTTCAAGATGACTGAGAAAACCCGCTGGGACAGGTTTGTGGCATGGTGTCGCAAGGCATGGAGGATTATCTGGCGCAAGTATCAAAAGGAGATAAAAGCCTTCATCAGTAATCTTGTTGATAATGCTTTTACTGAACTCGGGAAACACGTTGACAGCAAGGTTCAGAAACGTATCAAGAACGAAATCATCAAGAAAGCGATCAGTGAGAAAATCGACATCTACACACATTCTGGGGCCCTATGGGTGAAGGACGAGATCAACTCGTATATGGATAAACTCGCCAACTGAGGAAATTCAATGTCGAAAACAGCGAAGCCTGAAATTCATACGCATATCTATCCGATTATCGCTTCGGATACTGATAGACTTGCTCATAGTGGTGTTCCAAAAGCTGTTAATCAGTCATCATATACAAAGCAGTTGTCCATCGACCTACAAAGAAGTCTGGCTTCAGAAGGGAAGTGCATTGCCACTCTTGACAATGAGATACTTGATGAAGTGAGGGCAAGTGTTCTTGGAAATCTCGTTGCTGGAAGCTATGATATATCTCAAACGACTGGCGTTCAGCAACAGTCTATTGGTGGTGGGGCTGAAGGGCCAGCTGGTGGAAAGGCATGGGTCGGTATGAAATGTGCTCCCGGTCTGAATAATTCTGCCATATGGAAAATCAAGGTCAAGTTGCAGAAAATAGGAAACCCGACAGGGACTCTTTATGTTCGTGTTCATCAACCAGCCGGAACTATTAAGGACACGATTGGTTCGATAGATGTCAGCACGATATCTGGAACTGCCACTTGGTATGAGTTCACTAATTCATATCCAAGATATGAACTTCCGAATGGTTATTATGTGTTTCTCGAATATGATAATGGTGACGCAAGTAACTATATCAGGACGTTCTATCGCAATGCAGATGTCGAGAGCTTCTCGTTCTTCTGTACTGGAACACCTCCAGTATCAACTCAGGAATATTCATCATACGATTTCATGTTCGAGATAATGTTCATCCCGAATGGAATAGCCAAGATATACAAGAACGGTTCACCGATAGGTTCAGAGTTCGATACAAGAATGGATTCTAACGACTTTCTGGACTTGGTTCTTTCTGACGATCTTGGCCCATTCAATGCAGATGACCATGTCGAGTTGTGGGCATATGTGGACAATGTGACATACAATCCAGCTGGGTCTGGAAATCACACTATGAGTTTGACCGAATTCAAATTGAAATATGACTGGGACAGCACTAAAATCAAGGGTGCTGCGACATATAGTTAGGAGATGAGATAATGAGCCTAATACCTACACAAGCAATGAAGCAGATGACCGTTCTTATACTGAATGCTGATGGTAGTCCAGCAACAGGAAAGTCGGTGGATTGTTCCATCAGGAGAGCTTCCGATGGTCAGTGGTGGAACGGAACTGGTTCCACATGGCAAGCAACGAAATATGATAATGCCATGACGGAGATCGGGAACGGTCTATACTACTTCAATTTCTCATCTACTGGTGTTGGAAGTTCAAATGACATCTTCGTTGTGTATTACGAGGAGACTACGATTCCTGCGTATGTGACTGAGGAATTCTACGCAAACAACTTGTGGAATGGTTTGTCTGATATTTCAACAAACATTGACGTTCTGTTCGATGTGACATGCAAGTACGGTGGCCAGATTCAGACTTGGGGAAGCAATTCTCCAAGTCAGTTCAAGACAAATCTACCATCAAGTGTAGATGGGTTCTACGTTGATATGATGATCGTTTTCAACACAGGCCCAAATGATACTCAAGTAAGGAGAATTGTTGACTATGATGGAACGAACAAGATTGTTACTGTTGATCGTCCATTCAATACTACACCTGGCGACGGAAATCATATCTACGTTCTCCAACGCTATACACCACAGGAAACTTCCATGCAATATGGAATTGTCGTAACAGATGGAAGCAACACATCTCTGACATTCAAGACAGACCTTCCAAGTGCAGTCAATGACTTCTACAATGACCTTCAGATTCTATTTCTGGATGGTGCATTGAAAGGACAGGCAAGGAGAATTTCGGACTACGTTTCAGCAACGAAGTTCATCACTGTCGATACAGCGTTCTCCTCAACACCATCCGGTGATGATCCATTCGTGATAATCTCAAGGTTCACATCGGCAGGAAGTGCATTGACACCGAGTGCAATCGCAAGTGCTGTCTGGTCTGAAGATGTTCCAGGCCCATACACTGGTCAGGATGCTGGAAAGGTTCTGTCAGATGTCCTCGTTGACTCTAATGAAATTCAGGGCAAGTTGCCATCAAAAGCGAAGTTGAGAGGAACTGCCGATTCTGACGGTGGATTCGATACTGCCGATTTGAATGACATTCAGACACAGGCAACGGCTTCTCTTGTAGCTTATGATCCACCGACAAAAGCAGAACTGGACACCGCCGAAGCGAACATCATTGCCGAGATCAATGTTAATGAAGGAAAGATTGACAATATCCAGACTGACATCAACACGATACTGTCCAGAATAGGACTTCCACCGACAGACCTTTGGACTGACATAAAGGCAGAGATTGATGCCAACGAAGCCCTCATAATAACTCTGACTGGCAATCTGGCCACGCATGATACTGATATCAAGTCTATAATTGGAACACCGATAGTCGACTTGATGACAGACATGAACAACAGGTTCGACCTTGTCGATGCTCAACTTCTGGCCAATTACAATGCCATCATTCAAATCCAGAACAACATCACAACAGTATTCATCGTGCCAGAGAGACTAGTCCGGCCTGATACTGGAACGAAGCCATACAAGTTCATTGTCCTGAACTATGACTCTGTTGGAAACATGGAGGACTTCGACGCTGACCCATCGATCAAGGGAGACTACGTGAGCGGTGGAAGTTACTTCGCTTCAACAACGATGACAAAGATAGGAACAGGACATTATGAACATACCATCAATGTAGCCTTTGACGATACTCTTGGTGCTGTCGCCGTTCAGGTTGACGCAGTAGAGGGAGGCAACCCGAGAGTCCTAATCCGTGTGACAGAGGTAACTGACTATGATGACGAGCTGGCAGAAATCAAAGCTGATACTGGTGCAATCTATATCAAGACTGGTGCTGGAACGCCATCCCCGACAATTCCAGAACAGTTGACATCTATGGAAGGTCATCTGACATCTGAAATCGATGAGAACCAGGCAATCGTGGAAACCATTAGGGATGATGTTGAAGGTGTCATATCGTGGGCAAACCCAGGCTTCATCAAGTCTGGCTATTCCATCATTGACAGTGAAAATCCAATCCTGACTGGCGCAACTGAACTTCCACTTGTGCCTGGAACTGGTGAGACGTTCAGTTCTGATGGCGGTATCATCATCGTTGACAAGGATGGCCCAAACGAGGAGCAGTTATACTATTCAGGCATTGTCGATGATGTAATCACGATGTCACCGACATCGAAAGACCATGATGTTGGAGAGTCCATCTACGAGTTGACGAGGATGATGTTCCACATAGCACTTCGTAGAAAGGATGGACAGCCGAACATCCAGGCCGACTCTCTGCCATCGTTCAGCATTGTCCATGACCTCGTTGGTGTCGAGAAAACATCGACAATGGCGTGGGAGGCTGCGGAAGGGAGATATATCGGATACATCGACTACACTCTTGATGTAGTTGCTGGCAAGAGGTCTGGAACTATCGGCGTAGAAGTTGATGGCCAGACAAGAGACTATCCATTCGACTTCGAGTTGTGCCTACGCCCTGCCTCTGAAAAACAAATCAACGAGGCGATAGGTGGGGCCATACCGCCAAGTACAATTGTGTTCGACCATGATGGTTGGATAGACGAGTTCGGTATCAAGCACGAGTGGACAGACGAAATGGCAGGGCCTATAAGGGATGACGCTGGACAGCCTCTAATCTGTCGTATCAAAGCGTACCTGTACGACCCTGTCGATGTCAACGTCCCAATACTTGGCCCCAATCCACCATACGATAACTTCACGAATCAATTCGGACACTATGTTGGTGGACTTCCGTCTGGTAAATATCTGTTCACGTTCATAGCGAATGGCAAGAAGTGGAAACAGGTTGATCGGTACATCGATTATCCATAGGTGAGGCAATGGGAGAAGTTCCTGACTCAGAAGATAGAGAAGGCAAACAACTCTGTACGCCAGAGGACGTTAAGCGTGAGCTTCAAAAGATTCTGAACAGGGATACCCAGACCCACTTTGACCTTGCCACGATGGACGATGTTATAAGTCGGTGGTGTGACAAAGAGGAAGCCAAATTCTACGCATTTGTAGGTATTCTACGTTCAGACCTCGATAACAATCCTCAAGCCAGTAATCTATTATCCATTGCGGAAGATGTTGTCCTTTTCAGAGTTGTCGTCAGAGTCCTGATGATGATACAGGCAAACAGGCTCAATATTCCGGGTGGGACACCAAACTATGCACAGGTCATGGCCGATTACAAGAGAGACTATGAGATCAATGAAGCATGGATTAAGACTCAGTTCTATCCATATACAAAACCTCGGGCTGATACGACTTATCCACCTTCGATTCAGGTTGAGATTAAAGCGATCGATGACGCGACAGATGATGAACTGCCAGGTGCAAGAGTCTATGTCAATAATGAATGGGTGAGTACAACTTGGAAAGATGGCATTGTCGATATTGAACTACTGGCCATTGATACAGAAACACAAGACCCATATGAAGTCAAGCTCAAGATGGCTGGATATGAGGACTCTGCTATTCAGGAGATTTCTGAAAGTGGGGTGTACACATTCAGACTAGTCCAAGAGTAACCTTCACGATTACCTCCCCCCTTTTTTTTTGTTAACATCAGATGATGATCCGAATGGCTACAAAGCTGGAATAAGGAGACGTAGGAGACAAATCAAGATATTTCTATTTCTCGACTTTCTTGCTTTCATTTTGATATGTCTGGGTCTGTATTTGCTCGAATGATTTAAATACTACATAAAGAATAATGATACGGTGATGTGATGTCTGAAGGAATTAACGGGAATACGATACCTGAGTCTGCCTTCGATGTTCGGGCGAAAAAGAAGCCAGTAATTATAAAGGCACTCAAGATGTCCACAAAATTCTTTGTCGATACACCAGAAGGGAGAGTCACTGGACAACCCGGTGATTATCTCTTGATCGGTATTGCAGGTGAAAGGTATCCGTGTAAGGTAGACATATTCGAGGAGTCGTACTCGATTGTCAGACCAGATCCTCCGACAGGCGTATCACGAATTTGAGGTGATTAAATGGCACAACAGCGATCAAAGGCATTTGATGTTGGATATTCTGAACTTGACTTGTTCAAAGCTTTGCTTGAGGACAAGTTCAAGAACCATGAACTCGACACGATTATAAAGGATATCCGTATCATAAAACTTCGAGCACCAGAGGACTATGGCAAAGTGCCTGGAATTCGTCTGTTCATGGGCAGATGGCGAGAAGCGAAATGGGGCCAACCAGTCTCGAAGGAAGGTGCAAGAGCAGACATCATAAAGAAAGTGATCGTGATGGAAATACTCATGCACGATAACAACGAGTTCGACTACTTTGGCAGACATTACAAGAGGGCAGAGGATGGTATCACTGTCATCAGAGATATAATCTATCGTATTGTCTCGGAGAATTATGACTACTTCAACAATGACATCACTGGTATCAAGTTTGACAATATCATGCCGATTGGTGAACTTTGGATACTGAATTACAACAGAAATCCAGGTCTTTCGTGCATACAGGTGTCTTTTGATGTCATTTTCCAGAAAGAATATCTGTGAGGTATATGATGAGTTCAATACATCTTGACATCATAACCAGAAATCTCGTAGAGACTCTGTCAAATCTCGAACATCTACAAAAAGACGGATTCACCGATTTTCTGGCAGAAATCCTGTATGATGTGTTCGATGCTGTAAAAGAGGTTGCAGCCGAAGTCATAGAAACTGGTGAACCGTCTGCTGAAATACCAGACAACATTGGTGGATATGCAGTCAAAAAGTCGAAAGGAGAACCATTGTATTCTTTTGACAGAGGGATAATCATAGAAGGATATGGTGGAATAAGTCATGGTCTTGGAATTCTAACTGGTGATCTTCATAAAGGAGTTCTCAATCAACCACTTGGCAGTGTAAGTATCACAAGAGGAAAAGAGGTCAGAATCGGCACGAACTTTACAGAGCCAGTCTATATCGGTGATGTACATGATGGTAAGAGTGGAATCACTATTGCCAGACCGTTCATGAACATTGCCTCAAGGAGAATAGAAGATGTCCTGAAAGAAGCGGTTGAGAGAAAGCTCAAGGAATTGGAGATTGTTTCACCACCGCCACAATTCATCTCATCTCTCATCGTGAAAAACGTACTTGGCGACATAAATGTTTATTAGGCAAACATATTTATATAGTAATAACGATATTGGTTTGTAGGTGAGTCTTATGGATTTAGAGAACACGAAGGACACTCTCATCGTGATAAAAAGCATTGAAACTGGGTTCCCCAACGTAGGAACAGACGTTTGTAACATCCCTCCTCTTGGAACTATAAACAGGGATGGAGAACCGACTTGGGAACAGGGGGATGACGATGGACTTCCAGTACCATGTGAGGCAGATCCAACCTTCGTGAAATCGAAAGCATGGCGACCATCTTTTGAAATCTTATTCGGACAGACAGCACTCGGCTTCAAGAATGAACCGGACAAGATCGACTCTCAAGACACGGCAAGAGAGAAAGACTTTGTCAAGGGTCACTCAATGTACTCTGGCAATATGTCTTTCGACAAGCCAAAGGGAGAGAACAGGCTCGAAGGGGCCTGTGACGGAAAGTGGAATCCAGACAGACTGAGTCTTGAACCTGGCAGATATTTTCGTTGGTTCGATATCTGGGTTCTCCGCAATCCAAGAGATGCTAACGGAAATATCCTGATGAACATGAACGCCGTCAAGTGCGATATGTTAATCAAGCATATGTTCTGCCTGTTCGACTCGCTTGAGGAGTCAGATGACTCTGCCATCCGTCTGACCGTACCTGTCACCAGAAGGTATTTCAGACGGTTCAAAAAGTTCGTGTTCCCGACAAATCAGCAGACAATCTATGACGATACTGGTGTTGGGCCTGGAAGCTATTCGCCATCAGCACAACCAAGAGAACATACAAGGCTCAATGTCCTGCTCGATAACCTCACTGGAACAGGCACGATAACCGTGAAGGGCCTGAATGTGTGCAGACAGCCATTCAGCGAGGTATTCACGGCCCAAGAAGCCTCATTGCTCGGAGAGAAATACTTCGACAATATCTCGGAGATCGTCGTATCACCGGGAATAACAACTGTGGATATATCCATATTCGATTACGACTATGGATTGAAAAATCCACCACTTGCCTAATCAGATGTAAAATAGTCGACTATGGTCGGTGAGAGCCCATCTGGGCTTTACATCCTTTCGACAGATTTACCTCCTGACGAATTTTGTTCGTCTGGATGGGCTCTTCGACCTCCTCGAAAAACGTGATGTGATGGAAACGAAAAGACCTAAAGGGGAACTGTGCAAGATACAGTTCAATAAGTCTATTACCGTAATCGGTAAAGTAACTTTTGATCAAGGTACTGGTAAATATCACATTCATGGTATAGACTCGAAAAGTGGCAGAGAAGTAAACTCGTGGGTAGATGCTACCAATGTGTCATTGATCGAGGATGCCAATATGAGAGAGACTCGTCGGTTTGAAACCGACAGATCGAAATTGAAACACCCAGATGAATGAGGTGATGTGATGGCAAAGAAAGATGAGGAAAAAGGAACTGAGGACAAGAAAAAGGCACACGTTGGTGTCTTACCAGTGAAATCTGTAACGCTGACTTCTGATTTCTGCAATCAGAAACAGCTTGGAAGCTTCACGGACTATGTGAACTATGTTGTAGAGGAGAACGGACAAGAACAACCATACCGTCTGAAACTCGACATAACCACATTCCCGGCCAGTAAGAAGGCAGACCTGACTGCAATAGCACAGGAACGCTTTCCAAAAGACCCGATGACCGCAAAGGAATTCGAGAATGAACTGGTCGTGGCAGAGGCACTTGGACTTGACCACATCGATGTAGTTAATCTGAAAGCGACCAAGCCAGCAGGTGTATGGGATAGTATTGTCTATCTTGTAAATTCCAGGCTTGGCACATTTGCTGGATTGACACAGAGAGAAGTGGACGAAGCAAAAAACGTGGTAGGTCAGGAATAGTCCACGATTTCCTGACCGTAATATCCAATGCCAATAATCTTGGCCTCAATATCCCATATCCTTACGACATTGACTGGATGGCAAATCCAGACAACCCGATAGGGTTGTTCGCAATCGAGGGATGGCTCGACTCAATGAAAGAGCAATACCCTGAACTATTCGACCCAGAACACAAACCAGACTTCGACAAATCTAAATACAGCGAATACTATAAGAGTTCATTAAAACATCCCGATGAAAAGTGAGGCACAATGGCAGAAATATATCTCGGTCTGAAGGCCACCGTTACTGGTGAAAAAGAAATCGCAAGACTTGAGAGCCATTTGAGGAAGGTTTATCAGAACACGCTTACACAGACTGAAGCAGAAAAGATAGCTGGGTTGAGGCGTGAGAAAACCATCATCGAAATGGAACGCAAGAACATGATCACAAAGGAGATGATTGGTGTTGACCAGACCGCTAATTTTGAACTTGCCAGACAACGAGTAGAATGGGAACAGAATTCTTATCAGCTTCAACAAAACAATGCCGAACTTGAACGTGCTGTGTGGGTACAGCAAGAATATGGAATGTCAATGGAGGACTCTATTCTTGCGGCCAGAGAAATGTTACAGGCAGAAAAGGAACTCGCCATCCAAGAGGAACAAGATGCTATAAGAAAGGCAGAACTTCTCAATCTCGAAAAATCAAGACGCAGAGAACTAATGCAAGCGTCAATCGGTATGTTCGTCATGGGTATAACAATGACCCAGACTCTCGAAACTATGGCGAAGATGTCTGGTGAGAATGAGATGCTGGCCAATTCTTTCAGAGAGGCAGCGACAGCCGTTAGGTTCATGCTTGGCCCAATCCAAGTCGTGACCGCAGCCATGCAGTTCATGAACATGGAGAATAAGGCATTGATGTTGTCAATGGCTAAATGGATGATAATGCTCGGCGGTGTCTATCTGTTGTGGAAAGGACTCACTCAGGCAGGTGGGGCGTTGAGGGTTGTCCTCATAGGTCTTGGTGCAGCCATCATTGCCTACACGGCCATTACCAAAGCTTCCGCTGTCATGGACTGGATTAAGACGGCGGCAGAAGTGGCCAAAGGTGCGGCCAAGGTCGGATCTGCCACATTTGGAATAGGTGCGGCCCCATACGTTGCGGCCATGATTGGAATTATTGCAGGAGCTGTCGCAGGTATCGGTGCTATCGCTTTCAAAGGTCAGACCGCGCCAGGTTATGCTCGAACAGTTGAGGACACTGGTCTTATCTATGCTCACAGAGGAGAGGTTCTTGGTCGTGCTGGCATGATGACACCTTCAAGTGTCGGCTCGAACATGACGGTCATCTTTAACATTCCAGAGAATTCAGTTGTATCAACGGACATGGTCGATTACATGACAAGTGAATTGGAGATACTGTCAAATTCTGGAAGGGGTGGATAAGATGGCATATAAATTCAAGCTTGTGACTGTTGATTATCAGGACTACGACTCTGACCTGATCGGTGTATCAAAGGATTCGTGGGTAAATAAAGATATGAGAACATCTAACTATGGTCACAGTTCTCTCCTGGCTGTAAATGAGTATGACACAGATCCGTATTCCAGAGAGATGGCGATTATAGAAGTCACGATGCCATATTCCAGAGACTTGCCAGAAGCAGATGAAATCCAGCAAATCCTATTGAGATTGAGAGTTCAGACAGCAGGAAGTGCTACGCCGACTGGTGTTGGTATATTTCCTCTGTCGGAAGATGACTCTTTGTGGCAAGAAGGAACACAAACTGGTGGTGCTGGATACTGTAACTGGGACAAGAGAGATGATGCTCTTATCTGGGCTAATTCCACAGATCACGACTCTCTTGCAGCCGAGGACGCTGTCGCCATCGAGTCCGTTCAGGCAGGGCCAACGATAGGTTCATGGGTCGAGTTTGACTTGACGAAGGTTCTCGGGTTCGGACAGAAGAAGTCGTTCTATCTTCGTAACCTCGTTGACCTTCAGAACAAAGGCGTATCATTCAGTTCGAGAGAAAATGCTACACCATCATATCGTCCAGTACTTCGTATCATCTATCGTGACTATCCACCGGAAGCGTTCATAGATGAGGACTCGTTCCTGACGATCAAACCAAATCCAGACAATCCAGAACAACCAAGACTCGATTGGGGAAAGGTTAGTGATGCTGGCTTTACAGCTTACAAAGTCTATCGTAAGACAACACCATTTACAGTTCCGAGTAGTGCCACGCTGATAGCAACGATAACAGACCCGTCCACAAACTTCTACATTGACACATCTGCTCTGTCCGAAAATCAGAACTACTACTACATGGTGACGGCAGAGGACAATGAGAATACTGGTGATGATGCCACATATTCAGGTGTTGTCACATTCATAAGACCAGATTGCACACATTCAGAAGCAACTGAGAATGTTGATGTCGGAGAACTGGTATCGATAACATTGAACTCAACAATTCCATGCAAGAGAGCCTATGTAGAATGGGGTGACGCAGTTGATGGATACTGGATAGAGAGCGATATTGAAAAGACATCGTTCACAATATATCACAGATATTCTGAAACAGGGGCCAAAGTCATAAAAGGCAGACTTGAAAGTTCCGATGGTTACTGGTCAGACCTCGATACTGTCTGTACAAAGACGGTGGATGATACAACGCCAGAGGCAATTCTAATCGTCAGACCTCTTGAAGTTGTATCTGGTGAGAGTGTAAGATGTATTGGAGCGAAATCTCAACCAGTGGCCTCCGATGCTTTGATAAGCCAGTATGACTACTATGTGAATGGTTCATGGCATATTGACGAGGGGCCTGTATTCGATGTCGTTCCAACTTCAAGTCAGGAAATCAGGTTGAGAATATTCACCGATACTGGTGAGACATATACGCAGGGCGTTGGAGAAGGAGAAGATGTCACAGTCATAAGCGGAGATCCAACGCTCTTGGAGTTCGGGCCGAACACCACTGTTAGCATGAGAGAGGAGAGCAGGGCTTCCGACGCTGAAGAACTATCAATCATGGACGGTGTTGGAGAGATTGACCTACCATATGCAATAAGAAACAGAGTCTATACAATCAATGGACTATCTGCCAGACAGGACTTCAAAGACGATATCGACAAGATAAGAGAACGTCAGGAAACTCAGGAATACACAAGAATTGAGATCATTGACGAGAAGGATGGGATAACCGTTAGGCTTGATGGAAGGATTACTGGATATCGCATTACACAGACAACGAGAAACTATGTGACTTGGTCGTTTGGGTTCAGGGTGTTCGAGAGGTCGGAAGTGTGAGGTGTTCACATGGTACGATTATTGAGAAAACCCAAGATCGAAGTCACCGTGAATGATAGTGGCTTCGATAACCCTAACTCTGGAACCATAAAGAAACAGAGAGAAATCTGGACAGCTTCACTAGTCTATCCAAATCCAAATGGCCGATTGTTCGAGTACTTCTCATCTCTCGATGTCATAAAGATTTATCTCGGGCTTGATGAACTTCCAGACAAGCCAACATTCACTGGTTTCGTGACATCTGAATTGGGAGAGAGGACAAAACAACTGGCACTTCATGGTCGGCTCTATTCAGCTAATAAGGACTCTGTCATAATAGATGAATACAGTAATCTGGATGGTCTTGAAGTCTCACAGGCCATATATTCACTTATCGACAATCTTGACATCTCATTCACTACACGATTCAATGGAACAAATCCATCTGTTTTTGTACCAGATGATTTCAGATATGGTCGTGGAATAATTGTCTATTCAGCCATAAAGCAACTTCGTGATATGGCTTATGACGATTCAGAGTTTGGTAAGAGGCCGTTGTACTACTTTCTCTATGAGGAAGGCGACAAGCTGTTCTTCAGAAAAGAACCTGAACTTGTAGAGGCAAATTCATGGTTCACTCTGACTGGTGGTGACAATCTCATAAAAGGAGAACCGAAGGCAAAGACCTATGGTGTGATCAATAAGCAGACTGTCATTGGTAAAGATGGTGTCAGAGCCACATACACTTCAGCACATAGAATGGCTGTCGATGGGACATTTGCTGGCAATCCGATCTATGATGACTCTCTGTTGAGTGCAGCCGAATGTTATGAGAAAGCCAGAGTAGAAGTTGAGGAGAACAAGTTCAAAACAATCAATACGGAGATTACGGCTCTTGAAATGATAGACGCTGTACCTGGCCTCACGATTGTCGAAATCCAAAATTCAAAAAATATAGTGTCTGGACTCCATAGAGCCCAAGACATTGACATACGGTTTGGAAAGGGATTTTCTATATCGACCAGAATAGAGAAAGACATTCCTGTTTTCGGAACAGAGGTTGCCCTCCTATTGCCCTCATCGTCGTAAAAGTGCCTTAAAGGGTGTTTCTGATAGGGGTTTTCTGAAAAGGTTCAAGAGTCTGTCTCGTTCCGAGATAAAGCCCTATCGTTTGCTCTGTGCTATGCTGTGGGCCCTCTCGAAGTTCTCTACCTGTTCTATGAACCCGGTCAAGTTCCAATCCCTCGCCTGACATTTTTTACATTTGAACAGGCCGATAGTGAAATGGCCTTGAGGTGTCTTGATATTGCCAGAGGCTATGAGTTCCCACTTGTGCTTGTGGAATCTGCCGAACAGAGGTGGCCTCACCCTCATCTTTCTCGTTATCCGCTTGTTGCATATCTCACAATAGCCTTTCTTTCCGTAGTTGTCCCGTCCATCAAGACATTCTGGACATATCGTCATTTGCTCACCATTCCTGTCCCTGAACAATTCTCACATTTTTTATAATGTCTCAAGAGTTCATTGCCAGAGCCACCACATCGATCACAAATTTTCTTGCCTTTCACTTCCTCTATCATTATGTTCTCGATGTCACACTTCTCTTTCAGTATCAAGCTGACTGGCAAACACTTCTCTCTCGATAATATTATAGTCATCTTGAATGCGTCATCATTCATGTTCTCACCGTTCATAATCATGTCTCCTATACAAAATCGTTCTTATATGCCTTCCTACGCGCTTCTCTGCTCACGCCTACGCTTGTATCCTTTTGACCTTGAGGATTATTCTGCCACCCTTACACGGATACCGTTTGATACGAAGTTCATCGAGAGGAGTGTCCAAAGGAATTTCTGCCTTTCGTAGAGTGTCTGTCCAAGTCTCACCGTCTATTTGGATATCAACGCCTGTCATTCGTCCCTTCCTTTGTGGCCTGATGAATTCCTGTGGCTCTGATGTCATCACTTCAGCTCCACAAATGTTTGAATGACCTTTCCCTCGTACAATGGACAGACTATTGGTATTGCCACATGGTTCTCTGGGACTTCAACAACACATCCATGAAAACTGTCATCGTTCATGTCCAATCTGCAAGTTCTGGACTCGCATTGGAAACGTCTCTTTATCATTCTGACACCTTCCTTGGGTGATTTATTATACCCACATGATTTCAGCGTGTGGTTATATTCCTCACAAGCAAAGCATTCTTTTTCTGGAAATTCCATCCCGTGTTTCGGACATTCAACTACCACAAATTCAGACATACTGGGCACTTTCAATCACCCCCATCCGAAATCATGCGCTCTCCTCCTTCTTGGCTTTACTGGGTTGTGATTGCTCGATTATATCTCGTTGCTCAATTACTGTACAACCGCCATTTTTTAGTTTCTCCACTTGCCAATCTGCCAGTTTTACTTTTACAATAATATGTTCCATATTCAATCACCCTTTGTCAATGGGGCCACCATGAAGGTTGCACCCATGTTCTCTGCTGGAAACCATGAGAACTCGATTGGGATGTGTTCGCCCATCGATACTGTCACTTTTCCGTTCATCTCTTTCACAATCGCCTTGACTGGGCCGACTCTGAACTTCGACTTGATCCGCTTTGTCTTTCCCTTCTTTCCGAAAGGAACTTCGATGTCGTCACCGCTATCCTCTGCCATTATCAAGAAGCCACTCTTGTTTGACTCAAAGATGACCTCGTCATCATTGACATCCTCGACTCCCTTCATACCGATCAGTATGTCCTTGCTGTCGATGTCCTTGAACTCGTGTTGATACTGTATTTTCAGGTCGGTCTTTCTCCATGTTTTCCAGTCATCGTATGAGAACAACAGTTCTACCGTTCTGGACAGGTTGCCAGACTTGAATGTTGCCCTCATCTTTTCCTCGTCGAAGTCACACTCTACCTCATCTTTCACATTGAGATTGCCGAGAAATTCATGCAGATGTTTCAAATCGATACCACAAAGGAATTCGGTCTTGTTCTTTCCGAGTCCGTAACCTTCCATTCCTTCGGCAGTAAGGGTGATGTGTCCAGCATGAGTTACCTTCTCATCTACAACACTCACCTCAAGTCCAGACGGTGTGAATTCGAGCACCGCTTTCTTTGTGATGATCATTGTGAGAGATGTCAATGCTTTCAACTGACCGCAAGTTGTCTTGAATGACACCTTGCCAGGTTTCATCTCGGCCTCAATCTTTTTCTGCGTCTTTGTCTTTTTAGCCATAACATCAGCTCCTCACAACGACATTATATCGCTGTGAATTCAGGTCGCATAGGCCAATTTAAAAAAGTGCCAGCCATAAGAAGGGATGGGTTGCACTCTAACAACTAGCCCAAGTTCTTCTTGACCTATACGATTTCCTGTCATTCCAGATGTTTCATTATCGGCTGTAAGTCGAATACTTGACCTTTCTGTTTTGGCAGAATCGCTTCTGCATATTTTTCCATGCGTGACCATGGAATGGTTCTCCTATTCTCACGGTCACACCATTTTCTCATCTTGATAAAGTCTGGATATCTAATCATAAACGTCCTGTTCTTTCCTTTATATACTCTATCACAAATGAAAAAATAGTAAGGAACACCAGCTCCCTCGATCTGACGACCGGCATCGATCTGATGTTCACTTACATACGGTTCGAAGGGAACGAACCCTCCCTTTCGTTGAGAACTCTTGCACTCTATGACAAGAGCCCTCATGTTGTAAAGAACGAATATGTCTGCTGGAACTTTTGGCACGACAAACTTTTGAAGGACGTTGAGTATCTCCTTAATCCTCGCCAGTTTGTCATGGAACCGTTTTCTTATGTATGGTAAGTCATTCATCTGTTCCAGTAGTTGTTCAAGTTCTCTCAACACTGATTTCATCCAGTCGTATGAGTGAGTATCTACCATCTTATAGTACCACAACGCTGGATAGTCCAACTGAAGTCTTTCCAGAGATTTCAATGTTTCGGACTCGTACTTGTATCCATGCTTTGCCGACTTTCTTGACGGTTGCTTACGCTTACCGCTTCCAGGCCGTCTTGGTTGTTTCAACTTGTCTGGGTTCACGATCACTGTCTGCAATTACTCACCTGTCTCATGGTGGAATATCGAATACACGATACCCAATATAATCATTGTCCATAACGCATTTATCCATGAGAATTCAAGAGTTCCAGTCAATTCTGTCCAAGCATAAAGGGCCAGACAGCTTAATAGGTAGAAACCAATGAGCAATAATGGTATCATCAGTATCGCTGACATCACACTGTCTGTCTTTATGAATATCGGCCCTGCTCTCAATGTCAATTTCATTTCATCACCTTCGAATGTTTTACCTCATCTAATTCCTGTTCGCTTGTCATTACCAGTCCAAAGTGTGCGTAAAGAACCTCATCGAAATATGCTTCGAGAGATTTTACATCGATTTCCTCACCACATATATGACATCTCATCATCATGCAACGCTCTTTGGGTTCAATGGCGTTCTTATGGCCAGCTTTTCGCAATCGTCCTGTAACATCATGTAGTATTGTACCTTTCTGGCTGACCAAGTCCTGAATGTTGTGAACTCTCCGTCCATGTGATCGAATGTCAAGAGGATACCTGGCACATTGGTAAGTCCGTTGTTGAACTTTGCTATGAGTTGATTGATGTCATCTTTTGTGAAGTCATCAAATGTGTCTTTTCTCCACCACCCTAACAGGATGTTATCAGAGTATTCCAGGTCGATGTCGATAATCTCACACGGTTCGTCCAAGTCCCTGTCCTGCAACTTCTCCCATAGTTCTCCCTTGTGCTTGTCTATTGGGCAGAACGAGAACTTGATTTCGTATTTCGGCTTAACTTTCTTGACTGCCATGTTCATCCTTCTCGTGTTCCTCTATTTGTTTCTGTTCAATCTGCATTTCGATCATGTCGTCCAGTTTCCTCTCCTCATCCTCAGTGGTATCGCACTGTGGACACCATATCGCTGTTCCCCTGCTTATCCTGTCCTCACCACACTTCGGACACGGAGAATAAGACTCAGTACCTTCTTTGGCGAAGTCAACACCGATAATCTCTATCTCATCGTCAATGTAGGCATTGCATGAGATACAGAAACCATTTTTGATGAACCTGTTATTGTCACCACATCGTGGACATTCCTCCCACATCTCGTCGCCCTGAAGTATCTCACTCTGGTCAGAGATTATCTCCTTCAGGACAGCTATCGCTCCCTCACACTGTTCGATATACTGGGCGTTGCCATCCAGAAGTTTAATCTGTTCATTTCTCACTTTCATCGTTGTCAGCAGATAATAAGAGAGAACTCTTATCTGGTCGTCAAATGGCAACGTCAACAACATGATACTCTTTCTGCTGTCTTTCATGTGCCGAAGCATCCAGAATTTCTCTGGAATGACCTGTGCCAATCGTTGCGTTATCTCTCCGCAACCTTCAAGCTCCTTGATGGAAACGTGTTCAAGCATATATTGTTTCAAATCCAATTTCATTGTCTCACTCATATTCTCACCTAAGTTTATGTTGATCGCCTTCATCCACTGTCTTTAGGATGTCGTCTTTCACCTTGACTATGATACCATTCTCCTTGCAGAAGTCGACAACCGTTTCTGCTGTCTTTATATAGAACAACTCTGCCTCTTGCCCTCTTGTTCTGGTATCGTAGTTCCACCTGCCGAATATCAACTTTTCAATCTCACCATTGGTCGCCCTTTCAATCATTTCGAGAACGTAGTTGATGTTCTGGTCTGATAGATTGGGTGTTGGATAAGGTTCCATCGAAACCCAGAGCCTTGCACCTTCATCAGACATTGCCTGAGCTCCTGCAAGCCTGTCAGAGAACTTTGTCGCACCCGGTTCATGTTCCCTTCTGAACTTTTCGTCCAGACTGACTAGTGAGATACCGTACCAATCTGGTATCACTGGTGTATAGTGTATCTTGTCCGTCATGTATGAGCCTTTGGTCAGAGTGCATATCGTGTATCCCTCATGCCTCAACCTCTCCATGACAAGAGTTGTCATATCCTGAATGTCTGGCCTTCCGTTGACGAACGGATCGCCAACGAAACCCAGATAGACGAATCTCGGGTCGAAGTCATCTCTCAACTTTATCCTGTCCAAGTCCTTGTCCACCTTCTCAAGCACCTTGTTCTTGAGTTCGACTTTCTTATGAAACTGTTCCTTCGTCATTTTCAATACGGTTGGACAGTAACAATATGAACACATATGAGAGCATGACTTGGCCAGATTGCACACGATGATGGGTTTCACACCGCCGAATACGAACCTGGCCGTTTCCAATGCCCGACCAGATGGCTCGTATAGGATGTTCCCTCTAAACTTTTGCCTTGTCATGTTTATCACCTGACTCTTTGAAGCCACAGTTAGGACATTTATCTGGCCTCTCTTGTGACAACCATTCATGGTTGCACTTCGGACACCTATAAACGCCTGTCCTGAATATCACCTTGTCTGCCATTTTATTCACTCTCAATGCGTGGGGCCAGTAGATATGTTATACTGACACCGTTCCTCTGGGCCTCAATCTTGATCGGATAGTCATCACTCAATGAGAACTTGCACACGTTGAGCCATCGTTCGTGCTTGAACAACGGACTCATGCCAGACATCTTTGATGACTTGAATGGACTGGTCATGTAGTCCAATGGGTACAATGACCTGATATGGTCTTTCCTTGTTTCATCCTCGACACCGCCGAACTCGTATGATACCAGTAGGTCTTTCGGCTTCTTGACAACGCACTCGTCGATGTCGCCCTCGACTGACAGTTCAATGCCTTCCTCGAAGCACGCAATCTTGACATGGTCTGATATTTTCTGGAAACGCTTCAAAGCGTCACCGAAATCTACCCATGTCATCTCGAAGTTGGACTTCAGATTCAGATTTGGAACTTTCGGTTCTGACATTCCAAGCGTGTCTGGTTGGTTGAAACGTCTTGAACATAGGCCATCGTCAATCTTTATCCTGTCGATGTTCACGACAACGTCCTTACCTTCTTTCTCTCTTGTCACTTTCAGAATGTCGGTTTCAATCCTGACAATGTCCCTGTCCTTGACGTACTTGATTGCGTCATGCAATTTGTCTATGTCAACTCCTACGACACCTTCTTTCTTGCAGATATAATCCTCGAAGTTGCTGACATCAATCTCCAATTCAAGCATGGCAATGTGTGCTGGATCAACGACCTGTATAACCCACTTTTTCTTGCCAATCTTGAACTTCGCCTCATCTGTCAACATGGAAATACTTGACGCAATTCCACGAAGCAGACTGCACTCAATCCTTGCCTTGAAATTGGCACTTGCTGGCTCTTTGGCCAGTTTATCTTGCTTTTTCTTTACAGCCATCACATCACATCCATATGCGAATGATTATCCGTCTCAGTTTAGAGGAACTATGTCATCTCCCAACAGGGCAGTGCAGCAGTCCCTTTTCTCAAGCATCTGATGGATCAACTCTGGTCGCACTCATCATCGACGGATATGGATAACACCGACAAACCGTAGTATCGTGCTCTGTTGGAGTTTCTAATGCCAGCCAGCAAAGAAGATGTGGCATCACGCCCGATAGCCACCAGTACACGCATTCGGCGACTTCAGATAGACCGGACTTCATGCTACCTGCCATGTGTCGGTGTTACCCGATAGCGAGGTGTGGATTCGAACCACAGATTAATGGGTTTCTCAATCATGGTGACTGGTGTCATCAGTGGAGGATCAGGGCAGAAACTTCACATCCGACTCATGAGCCCATTGGGATTACCAGACTACCCTACCTCGCTCTTGAGTTATTGTTGCGTATGATTACGAGTCTGGCAGGATTTGAACCTGCGACCATCGGGTATCTCCAAATCATGTGGGTCAATCAGTTTCTCATCATTCAGCTTGGAACGGAGATAGTGAACCTCGCCACATGACCTTAAAAGCCCGACGCTCTGCCTAACTGAGCCACAGACCCATAAAGGTAAAGGTTGCCGATTACTCGGCATTGTATTCATCGTGACACTCATTACCACAGAACCATTTGTCATCATCCATGTCGTATATAGTATCATCGTCATCGGCCTGGACTTGTTCAGAACAGTTCACACATGACACTTCGATATTTACATCGAGGTCATCGATCAAGTCCTTGAGATTTTCAAGTTTCAACTTGTCAACGTTCTCTTGCTTGACTTTGTTCCTGAACCTGTCCTCATCAATCCACTCGAATATCTCGTTCTCGATCAACTCGTTTAGGACTGATGGTTCGAGAGCATCGACTTCCCATGAACTTTCTCCATGTTCTTCGATGTACCACTCGGCTCGTGGGTCAGTAATCTTTGCTGGATTTTCAGGCGGTTCGTATTCCTCGACCTGTTCTCTTGTAATACCCAAGTGAATCGGATAACCGTCTGGTGTGTCCAGTCTTACGCCGAATGTATTCAATCTATCGCCTATGTCCCTTATCATGTCGAGTCCCGAAGGGTCATGGTCACCAAGATACAGAAGTATCTTTTTCTTTCCTGTTCCGTGTCTCCTGAACCTTTGGGCCGCACGATACATTGCACTTGCACTTGAGTATCCTTTGTTTATCATCAACCTGACATGGAATTTGTTGGTCATTCTCCGAAGGATGTTGCTCAATGCGTCCTTCTCGCACCAGACTTCGATATACACTTTCTGGTCTTGTAATCGTTCTAACTTGTACTGACTGATGGTATCGTCAATGGCATCTGGAATGTCGTCAACTGAGTAATCGAGCTTCGGAACCCTTGTCCTGTCCTCTATCGCGTCCCAATCGACAAGACCAGACATCCTCGCCTTTACGAGTAAATCTGATAGTTTCTTGTATTCGGTGTCTTTGTTTGGGATTATTCCTCTGGAAACCAACTGGTAATACAGTTGCCTCAATGTCAATTTATAGCCCTGTTTGGCATAGGACTCAACAACACCGTTGATAACTTTAATCTGGTCGAGAAGTCGCTGTGTCATATTGTATGACTCATATTTCTGTTTCATCACATCACCTTATACGGTCATGTAGGTTTATATCCCTTCATGTCCGAATGGTGATAGATTTGTGCCTATATAAGCGTTTCGCTCCTGCTGGATTATATAGGGTCATTTATATATATCTCAAGTTGCTTCTCAAGAGAGTGAATCGCTGCCAGAGGAGTGTTGCCTACGCCTTGAACAAGAACAAATGGTTCTTGTGAATTTGCGTCCTCAAGTACCGCTATCCACTGTTTATTTTTCATTTCCTTGAACAGCATTGGTACTGTCGATTTCTTTGGCATTTCGTCACTCTTTCTCCTGTCGAATACTCGTTGATACACTTCAACGAATTCATCCATTCTATCTGTCATCTTATCCTCTCCTCTACGAAACTATTGTCATCCTGCTCTCTGGACACAGCAATTATTCTCTCTGGTTCAATATCGTTAGGACAAATGTAGTCCATGAGATTTCTGTTCTTTACCTCTCCGTCTGCCTCGCTGATTACCAGAAGGTCACTGTCCTCAATGAGTTCCAGACCTTCAACATTGATTGTGATTACAGCTCCTCTATGTGTGTGATCGTCAGTTGCCCAATACATCCATCCAAACATCTCTGTTGATAGATATACGCCCTTCTTGTTGTAAACTCTCTTGTTGACAGGACTCAATGGTGTATTGACCTTCAGACCTTCCTTCAGTATCGTATCGACCTTGTCAAGTCTGGTGCAATGATAGAGGATTTTTGGGACAGGTTCTAATTGTCTTTCCATTCCCATCCCATGTCCTCGACGACTTGTTGTAGCGATTCCCAGGCCGAACACGCAACATGGTCATATCCGTATCCTCTGGCATCGTTTATCGTCTTGTCCACTTGCTTCAGGACTTCAACCGGGTTCTCACAGTTTCCTTTCTTGAGCAGTTCCGCAAGTGATTTGTATCTCTGATACCATACACGGCTTCTAATTTTGTCCAGTTCCTTTTTTGACTTGAATTCGTCTGGTATTTTCTTGTGCATTATCATCACCTTCCATTGCCTCATTATTCGTTCCAAGACATAGTGGGCATTGTCCATTCACCAATGAGGCCAGATGAACTGGACAAATGCCCGTCTTTACCTCGTCCATCCTATCACTTGTTCAGATGTTCTGAGTTCAGGAATGAACTTATCGCACGACTGGTCGCAATTACACGACCAACTCTCCTGTTGAAGTTGTCCTTCACGGAACATCTGGCAAATCCAATGCCAACAGGCTCTAACAGTTCTCTTGGATACTGGTCAACAGTTCCTTCTCTCTTGCCCTTCATTATATTGACCCAGTTGTTCGCATTGTAGAGTTCGACACAGGTTTCATGTGAGATGAACATATGGCCATGTTCTCCTCTCACTTCTTTCGGCTCGTCGAAGTATTCGTGATGAACGTGTCTGATTAGGCCCAAGTCATCGACTTGATCAATCAACTTCTGTTCCTGCTTCTGAAGTTTCGACAACTTCTTTGGTTTCTTCTCCTGTTCCTTCATTATCTATACCTCCTGACTTTGATTTCAATGAATAGCACGTTATGAGTTGGAATACTGCCATCATAGGAACGATAGCGTCTTTTCTGCCATCTAATGTCATCTGTTCATCCATGACAGTGTTGAACGCCTGACACTTAATCATCATCCAGATTGGGTCATATAGGACTGGAAACATATACAATCCCTGACCTATTCCAGATGAACTGCCAAGTGGAATTATATTGACCTTCCCCATCTCAAGACCCTTCAACCAGTCATACGCACATTGGATATGAGTGTTGTTTGGTATCGACCTTTTATAGACGCATATCGAACATCTGGCCTTATCCTCGACATTTGCGAACTTGATAGGAAGGTTACATCTATTCCTGTCACCACCAACTTTCTTGACGAGTGCCAGTAACTTGTCTGCGTCTGGTGATATATACTCTGACATCTACTCACCGAGCTTCTCACCGTTTACGAGAGGTTTCACTCTGCCAAAGTGTTTCAGGTCATCCTCGATTGCATTTCTTATCTGGCACATTCTGTTTCGAGTTACTGGAACCATGAATACAATCTTGAACCCGAGCCGTTCCTTTCTTACACGGTCTTGTGATCCTTCCAATTCGGCAACAACGCTCTCATGCAGAACGTCAATCTTTTTCATCCCGAGTGAGTGAACCATCATCTCGACAACTGCCGAGAATTCATACCAGTATTTCCCGAAGCCAAGAGTCATCATCTCTCCCTTCGATATGTTCCACTCGCTCATTTTCTTGCCTTTGGCAATTTTCATTTTCATGTATTCGAGCAATGTGATTATGTGCTGGAAATGTTTTGGAACTTCACGTTCCCTTTCCTCTGGCGACATATCCAGATAGTTATCAATCGCTATTCGTACATGACCGCTTATTCCACCTTTGACCGGAGTTTTCTTATCCAAATCTCGAAGTGCTTTGTCCTGCCTTCTGAATATAGAGTAATTCACTCTCGTAGTTTCCTCATCAGCTGTTCTCATCGTGCATACCATCCTATAAAGTTGTCCGTCATTAAGGATTTTAACCTTTCTGACAGTTTAAGGGTATATCGGGATTATATAAAATTCTTTCTATTCTTACTTACTTACTTATACTTACTTACTTAACAATGGAAAGAATTTGTGTAAAAGGGAACTATATGTCTTATGATTGACATATAGTCATTATCGCTTGTATTCTATTCTTGTGTGCTTTGTGCATGAGTTCGTATCCTTGACCTTTTTTCCAGACCTACTGCATACGCCAGTATTATGGTCACGCAATCCGCATGTCTTACAGGTGAACGTCATTTTTTCCTTCTCCTATTGAGAGTCACAATCTGCTGTCCATTATTGTGTGTGACCTTGACGACTTTCATTCGCTTACAGGTGTCCAGTAGTTGAAAGAATGTGTTGAGTTGATATGAGAAACGCCTGAAGTCCGACCATAGTGCCGATACTGGCATAGGCCCTCCATCGTGGCTTTCCAGTACGTTAATCATAAGAGAAACGTCGCTTCCTTCGGACACCATCTCTTGCATACGGATTGTCATGTCAACGAGTCCTCTGTTCGTTTGGTTGTCACGGATCACAACTACATCGTTCTCCCATTGGTCTATGACTTCTCTGCCGATTAGTATCTTTTCGACAAGATACATATCGAGATGTGACTCCGTGTTGTTGTAAAGATACTTGTATATTTTCTCGTCCCATTGAATGTCGTTGGCTGCGAATGTCTTGACAGCTTTGGCAATCTGTCGTCTGATAGACTCGACCTCTTTCATGTCGATACGGTTCTCACGGCCCCTGTCGTTTCTCCTGTCTTTCAATGCCTTCAAGTCCTGAAATGTCCAGTTCCTTGCCACAAAGAAAAACCTTCTGGCAAGTCCCTGTGAGAAGTCAAACCTCTTTGGTTGGACACCACCCCATATCGTTACCCATGTCTCGTATTCGAGTGGTTCAGCACCTCCGAGGGATTTGGATACCTGTCTCTCTGTTAGACTTTCCATGACTTGATTGATTAGTTCTCCTGAATGTTCCTGTTGTGTCGCCAAGAATAGATTAGTAATCTCGTTGAAACCCAGAATGCCTTCGGCAAATCTGTATGCGTCACCATACTTTGGTTCTCCTTCCTTGATTGTTCCAATATACCCAGCTTCGGTTATTTTCCCTCTGAACGCAGATTTTATTACTGCATGAGGTAAAAGTCCAACATCCTTTTTCATGAACTGTTTCATGGCGTGTGACTTGCTCAGTCCAGATGGGCCGACATAGGTTAGGTTCAAACCTAAGTCCTCATTGTCACCGGCTACGAAATGGAATGGTTCCTCTTTCTGTCGAAGGTTGGCTATCAGAGCACCAACAGAACATATCGCAGGTGGGGCCAGTTCGTCAACGAACAGCATCCTCTTTTTTCTCTTGAGATGTGCTATTATCTCGTCATATAATCCTGTGGTGTTTGTTGCCATATTATCCGTTCCTTGCCCTCTGTATCGTTTCCATGATGCCAAACTGAAGCTCGAACATTCTGGATACCTGTTCAACTCGTCCAGAGATAGATGTTATCGCGTTGAGTAGGTCGTACTCTGTGTTCGCCAGGTCGCCATCGAGATTGACAGTATCGATGTCGGACTTGTCCCATTCTATCTCAACACCGAAATCCTTCAACCAGACAGACTCCGTCTTTCTGATGTTCAATCGATTGAATATGAGTGCCATCTGTTCTCTCGTTGGTGTTCTCTGTGACATCTCCTCAAGTATCTTGAAGTAGTCCTTGACATGGTTGACCGTGTCCTCAATGCAAGACCTGACCCTTTCCCTGATTACTGCCTGGTCACGTTCCCTCTCGATGTGGATGAATCGTTTCCTGTCGATAGGGTCGTATCCGTAGAGTCCGTTACTGCATATCTGTCGATAGACATAGATCATGGCGTTGATGCCCATGCTCAAGTCGTAGGAATTCGTCAGGGCAATGCCCCAATCGAAGTTCTCGAACTGTCGAAGGTGTCCTATGGGCAACTTGTAATCTCTTTCCAGAGTTACCGTCATCACCCATTGATACGTCTTTGGTATCCTGATTTCAATGTCCAACGGCTTCAACTTCAGTTGAGAGAGAGTTTCCAGACAAGTATCCTTCAACCTACTGTGTGCTACTGGTGTATAGTTGACAGAACAGGTTGCTACTGGTTTATGGTTTACGAATATCAGGTGCTTCGGGTTCTGGCTGACCTTCTTTAACCAATGCTGTCCACCATCCCTTGTCTTGATTTTGTACGGTTTGAAGTCTCGTTTCTGCCTTCTGAACTTCATCACTTGGATGTCGTCTATCTCTTTTGTCTGAATGAATTCCTCACCTGGCTTCGGAGCGTCTATTGGAACGAGTGTCTTTTGTTTGCTCATTCCGTCAACCCCAAGTCCTTGAGGAACTTGGTCATGTACTTGTCTGTGCTTTCGATTGGTTCGAGCAGGTTCTCACAGATACCATCGAAGGTTGCGTCCTTGATGTATGGTGCATAGACACCACGCCTGATGAACCCATCCTTCAATACATAACCAACTGGCTGGATGACTACATGGGTTTCATCGTTCCACTTTATCCGTGTCGTGAAACGGATTTGAAGGTCAACCTGATACCCTGCCTTCTTGTAGCCGTCTGTGATCTGATTTCCAGTTCTCCTGTCATCTATGTACTCATCCTTGAGCCTGGATGTAAAGACCACGTTCTTTCCTGCCATCCTCAATGTCTGGATTATCCAGTCAATCTTTCCATAGACATGAGAGTACAATACCGCGCCTTTGGTCGAGAATAACGTGTCTCTACCAAGTTCCTTCAGCACGAACCTCTCTGCCATGTCCACAATGTCTCTTGAACTGTCGAATACCGCCGTCTTGATCGAATCGTCATTGAGTATCGTATTGACAAAGTCCAGAACATCTCCGAAGGTTCTTGCCCTGAACCAACGATTATTTCCGAACTTCTTGAGAACAACCCAACCCTTACCCTCTGTGTCGCAGAGAGCTGGCTCTGGGAATGAAAGACCACAATGTGTCTTTCCTGAACCTTGTTCTCCTATGAACTCAACGGCCATAGGTGGAATGTCCAGTTCTGGCAATTCCTCCCATTCGACCTTGTCGGCAGTATCGACGAGTTTGGACATGGTGGCACTTATATCCTTTCCTCCTTTCTCACTCTTGCCTAATCGTTCAAGAGCGTCATCATCTCTGTCCTCGTCCAATTTTTTTGTCTTTTTCACTGCCATGAGTTTTACCTCCTGCAAGTCTGACGGATTTTAACCGTCCAGACATGATAAAGATATGTTGGGTGGAGAGAGAAGTTTGACCCTCTCTCTCCAATGTTTGTGACCCGGCCTATCTAACTGAGGTCAGCGATAGGCATCGGGCAGTCCTTCTTGGCCTGGAAGCCAGAAGCAAGAACGATCGGGCGTCTCTCGAACTCAAGCTTGAGTCCCTCAAGGTCTTTGAGTTTCTCAATCTCGATACCGCAGTCATCCTTCAACGCCTTCAACCAGTATCCCCAGCCTGACTCGGCCCGGTCACTTACTGGCAGATCGACCTTGAAGGTGTCGTCCTGCATGAACGGAACCTCAAGTTCGATGTGTATGTAGTCCCGCTTCTCTTTCCTTTCGGTGTCCTTTCCCTCGTCTATTGTTATTTCCCTTGTTTCCACCGAGACGCTCTCAATCGTTCCCTCAAAGGTGTCACCCTTGAGGCCCTCGACATCACAGACGATGTCGGACTCTTTTGTTGCTTTTCCCATGTCTTTTACCTCCTATATTTGTTGTTTCCTTTCGACGTACCGTTCCAGAACGGAAAGGAGATTGATGTGATGGGATTGACTGGATGTTCGCCATCCTCTTATTTCTCAAGATTTCGTCAATCCGCTGTTGTTCGTCTATCTCATCCCCCATGATGTTCACTCCAACCAAGTATCATAAATCAATATCGAGTTATCACCTCTCAATATGATTTGTTCATTGACCTCTTTTTGTAGTGCCAGCAATTCCTCTAATGTGTTTATTTCTACGAACCAATACAATCCACGATTATACGCCGACTTGCATGGTTTTGAGCCTGGTCTGTTAGATGTGCTACCGAAGTCTATCCTAAACTTCATGACATCACGCCATCAATGACAATCCAAGCTTACTCGCCTGGTCGTAAATGTCCTTCGTTCCTTTGGCTATCATCTCTGGCATCTTGTCGAACTTGTCCAGACTGGCAACGAGTTTCAATGATACAACGACTTTCGGACTTGATTGACTACGGACAATCTCGATCTTTGCCTCGTAGTGTTCTGTTGTTTCCACTGAGTCCTGTTCCATTACTTTCCCAGCCGACCAAGAAGCTCTGATAATTCAACCTTTCTCTTTGTAAGCTTCTTTTCGTCCCACATGGCATCCTTGTCGCCGTCTTGAACTGCCTTGAGTTTGGACTCGATATCCGCAAGCTCATCCTCTATGTCAACGGAGTCCCGTCGCAGCCTTCTGATTTCCTCTAATCGTTCATGCTGTTTCAGAACTTCCCTTTCCAGAGCGTCAACGACATCATTTGTCGTCTCGTCACCTTCAGGGATGGCCTCAAATTCAAAACTCTCGTTTTCATACGTTCTTATGCTCATGTTCGGTTCTTTGTTATCTGGTATTATTGTCCTTCGATACTTCACCTTGGTTATCTCGACCATTGTCTTTACCTCCTGACTTTCTAAATCGCTCGCCCACTAGGGCGACCTTATAAGGGTTATGAGTATTTAAAGAGTGCCTATATATATTATATAGGTATATATAGATACAAATTGTTCTATATATTAGGACTTGTCAGAGTCCTCCGTGTCTGTTTCTTTCAGTTCCCTCATTACCCTGTTATATTTTTGAATGTAATCGTTGAACTGTTCCTCCGTGATCCTGCTCTCAAACGCCTTCTTTCTGAACTCTATCATCATGACGACTCTCAAAGATTCGTCACTTCTCATTACTGGCGGTGTGTCATCACCTTCATAGTCCTTATCGTGAAATGCTGGACATGGCATTGCCATCCACAATGGGTCGAAACAGAATGGGAAGTTGTACCATCCATGCTTGATACCATGTCTTGTCCCGATTGGATAGTATGGAACTGTCATGTTTTTCAACGCTGTTATCCAGTCGAATGAACATTGAATATGTGCGTCACCTGGCACGTTCTCCTTGTAGATACACTGTCTGCATTTATGAAACTCATACTTGATTTCCTTCAACATCATCGTCTCATGCCTCCATTGTCCTTTGCTATGGCCTCTGTGATCTGGTTGTATTCATCTGTTGTGCAGAAGTAGTATGTGAGGAATCCAGATATCTGACACCAGACAGCATACCATTTCTTCCTGTCCTCAAGATATATCGGTGTCGGCCCTATGTCCAGTATGTAGTGAAGGTCTTTGAAGAATTCGTACTTCTCACAGAATTCCTTCAGCATTATCACGATGTCAACCATTGATGAACCCTTTAAGTTAATCCTCATTCTAATCGAATGACTGTATGGTTCATCGTGGGCGAATGTACTGCCCTCGAACTTGACATACGCTTCAACTCCTGCCTTCTTGAACAACCTGTTCAATGCGTCCACGAGCTTCTCATCCTCATCCTGAATATTCTCGTCAACAATCTGGGACTTGAATGTTTCCCAGTTCTTGCTGATTAGCATATTCAATCCTTCTGTTCCTGTCATTCTATCACACCGTCCAGCACTTCTTCATCCTCAACCTCATCGAAGTTGGTACATTCAACTATTGGTTTGAACCACAGATTCTTTGGCCTGTTGGTATCCGGCTTGTGACAAGTATCTGCATTTCGACATCTGAAGCACAGAGATTTCTCACACGCCTCGACATAGGGATAGCCAGAATATTGTGGTCTGCCCTTTTTCTTTTTCATCAGTTCGTGTTCTTTTAACTCTCTCATGTCGATCACGGATAGTCCATTGGTTCGTGTTCCAGAGTAACCTCTGTCTCGAAGGCAAAGACTACTGGTATCTTCACCTCTGGCACTCTGTCCAAGTCTGCCTTCTGGATGAACCATGTACTCATCAGGGCCAGTAGTAATTCCTCTGCCTTGTCCCTGTCCAGTTCGTTCATGCTGATAGTTATCTCACCGTCATATTCGACTTCAACCGTTCCTGTCACTTCTACCATGTTCATTCCTCCGTTGGCTCATAGCAATCATTCCAGTATGGCTTGTAGTCTGTACACTCCCTACATCTTTGTTTTGTCCTGTCGTAGTTCTTACAATTGTCTTTCATTTCGTCCATGCTTCTCACCACGTTCTTTTTTCAATGTTCTTTTAACCTGAGTCTCAATCGTTGCCAGAAATATCTCTGTCGCCCTGATTACCTGTTCTTTCTTGCTTAATGGTTCAACATCTTCAAGTCTCGGTTCTGGAAACTTAACACAAAGACAGGAAGGGATGTCGAGATTACACTCTGGACACCAAATAAATCCTGCATATTCAGACCATTGAAGCCTATCAAGATTGTCATAGCCACAAATCGGACACGCATATCCAAGTTCTGCTGGCCAGAAAAGAGCGTTCGCACCTGGATGTCCCTCATTGCGATAACCCATAACATCCAACGCCTTTTTATTTTTTGAGACTTTTTGACCTTCATACTTCAAGTAAGCATACTCATTCTCCT